GCGTGGCAGCGTGGCAGCGTGGCAGCGTGGCAGCGTGGCAGCGTGGCAGCGTGGCAGCGTGGCAGCGCTTAACGTGCGGTTTGATTCGGCAACTTGCTAGCCGTCACAGTGTCCGCTCCTTCGCGATAAAAACGCCAATATTCCGCACGCTCGCGAGCATTCCACAGAGCGAAACGCCGATTGCATGCGGTCAAGAATAGACAGCCTAGTTTTTTCCCTTCCTTGCGAAAGGTAACCTGCCAAAGAGCAGGGACGAGTGATGTTTTGGGCATAAGAGGAAAACGGAAAGCTGCGCAGCGGGTAAGCTGCGCAGCGCTCTATTTCCCCTTATGCGCTGGCAACGGCACTGGCCTTCTTCGCCCCGGTACCGTGAGCAGGAAAACCGATAATGACAGACCGTTTCGAAACGGCGCAAAGCTTGCAAGACGCGCACGTCACATCGTCGCGAACGGTGGCCGGACAAACTACTACTTTCCGGCCAGCGGGAGTGACGGTGTTAGTTTTCTGGTCTGCAGGCAAAACAACGCAAACTGGTCCGCAATTAGTGTCCGCCAGTGTGTCAGCGTGCGCGAGTGTGTTGGCTGACAGATTGACCGTAAAGCCGTTCGCGTTGGCGCTGCGAATCGCCTCGCGATTCGCTTCTGTGGTGTGCTTGTGGGTGTACGTGTAGCCACGCCGATTGCGGTTTGCTTTGGTCAGCTGGCCCAGTGCGTGATGATCGATCGCTTCGCCGATGCCGGGTAAGTCGCCCGCTTGGTTGTGACGCCACAACTGACCAACGGGAAATTTGGCCACGGTGGCGCAAAAGGTTTCCCAGTTCATGCCGCGTCCGCCGGATGTGACCTTTGCCCAGTGCAACGCAAGTGGGCCAGATTTGGCGTAACATCCCTGCGATTTAAATGGGCAAGACGGTGGGCAAGTGTCAGCGCTAGAAGTTGAGACCGGAATCGGGCCAGTCTTGGCATTAGATGAGACGGGCGTGAGGTGGGTTAGCGTTGTCATAGGTTTAACTGGTTTTCTAGTTTTCTGGTTTTCTGGTTTGCTGGTTTTCTGGTTTTCTGGTTAGAACGAATAAGCTAGCCCGATGCCCAGAAGAAGGCAAAGAGCGACAAAGCAAAGGACATCACAGACGGGAAATTGACGTGAATTCATAGGAAAGAAGAGTTGAGGTAGAGAGTGAGTTGAGAAAACCCGCCACCGTCAAACTTTTTTTTGCACATTTTTCGGATTGTGGCATAGTGTGGCAGCTAGTGTGTCAGCCCGATTTACCTCTGAGCCCATCCCCTATTTTACACACTACCACATTCCTCTATCAATAAAGAGAGAGAGAGAGAAAAATAATAATTAGAAAAATTTAAACTAGTAAAAAAAACAGGGGTGAAAGTGTGGCAACTGCAAATAATGTGGCAAATTTGGCAAAGCGCTTTTTCGCCGCGTCACCCTTGGCATAAATGTGCCTCTTTGCTGATCATTCAAAAAACTCGAGACAAGCGCTTGTCTGCCAAGGCACTGGTATACCATAGGAGTGGTTTGGTATACCAAAACAGCCCAGTAGCCCACGCACCGACGCGCCAACTGGGGAATTTTACCCATAGGGTAATGACCCCAGGCTCTTCTAACGCACAAGAGTCATTATGTTAAGTTGCGATCGAGCAGAGTTGAGATGCCGAATGAGACCGAGTCGCAACGTCGCAGAGGTAGGGTGTTTACCCTAGAAAAGTGGTCCCATCCAGACGCGCCGACACCCCGACAACCTCCCACCCACAAAACCGCTCAAGAAAAGCTTATCTCAACTCGAAAGAGCTTGATCGGCTACCTCCCACTCACAAAATCGCTCAAGAAAAGCTTATCTCAACTCGGAAACCGCTACCCCACGCACCCACGAAAGATTTCTCAACTTTGCTATTGTCAACTCACGACCAAGCTGATCCGGTGCTGCCCATGAACCCGCCTGATCAGACCCCCGCCAAGAAACCCACCCTGCCCAAGTCCGTGCCGTTCCTCCAGTGGGCGCGGCTCGATCCGACCATCCACCGTCTCTGGATGGCGAATACGCCCATGGACCAGATCGTCTGCGCCCTGGCCCAAGAGAAAGTCGCCCTCATCGTGGAGCTGAAGAAAGCCTACGAGGCTGGTTATCGACCCGCTCCGGTTGTCGAGAAGCCAGCCACCCCAATCTCAACTCCTCCTGCGCCATGAAAAACAGAAATCAAGAGCCAGTAGTCCCTAAAAACACCGAGCTTTCCGGCATCATCCTTTTTGGTTTCAAGATCATAACTGCATCTGACCGAGAAACCGCAGTTGATTGCATTAACATGGCTCGCGTAAATGGCTCAACGGGCGGCTCAAGTTACTTATACAAAGTCGCTGGCCCGTCCGTTATGCCTGAAGACAGAGAGGTAGATAGATGGGCAATTGTGGAGCGCGCAAAAGGAGTTTGCCCCACCACATGACCTGCGAAGAATTTATCGCGTCGCAACGTGACCCTCGGACGCAGGTCAAAGGACTCACACGACTCCGTCTGGTCGTCCGCGAGCTGTGGGGCCGGTTCGTGACCAGCCCTGCGTTCATCAATCGACGCACCTGTTTCGTCTGGTCTGAGCCTCGGAAAGTTTACGACAGCATCACGAAGCAATACGCATACCTGGCTACCTCGGAGGTCCGTTGTGAGCGCACGACTTGGTGTGTCTGCTGGATCATCCCGGTTTTCTCCTACGACCATGCCTAAGCTCATCCAAGACGAGTTCTCCGCACTCAACATCAGCGACCAGCGGCGTTATCAACTCCGGCGTGAGAAGCGTGGCCTCTGCCGCCTGTGCGGGTCGGCTGTCGTCGCTGGCAAGCCGTATTGCCAGAAGCATTACGAGAGACAGCTCGGCTACGGGCGCGCCAAGCCTGCCACCCCCGTCGCGGCGGAGGACATCATCTGATGCGCTCAGACCAACACGCCCTTCGGGCTTCACCAGCCAGCATCCGTCGTCGTGGTCCGCAGGGCACCGACCCCATCGCCGTCGTCGTGGAGGCTCGCAAGCACACAGTCCGCGCCGTGCAGCTCTTGGCCGACATCCTTGACGGCAAGATCATGCACGACGACGGCAAGGGCAACCTCACCGCCACGCCCATCGCGATGCGGCTCAAAGCGGCCGAGCTGATCCTGGAGCGCGGTTACGGCAAGGCACCGCAGGCAGTGCTCGTGAAGGACGAGTCGTCCGTCGCGAACGGCGTGCATGGTTTGCCCATCCTAGACCGCATCAAGGGGCTCATCGCCGCTCGCGAGAACCAAGGCTCGACCGTGGACCTCGAGGCATCCGAGCTGCAGGAGGCCGACGTCACAGAAGAGAATCACCAGAGCACAGAAATTGTTCTCGACAACTCCGGGCCCAAGTCTTTCCATGTGCCCTCGTCAGGGGAGACGATCACCGTCACCCCCATGAGCATTCCGAAAACCATCAATCGAAACATCGAACCAGAGGACATCATATGAAGACCAAGAAACTGAAAGCCCGCCGCATGTGGGCGAACCCCCTCGACCTGCGCGACACCAGGTGCGCGATCCAGCATATCAGCCGAGTGCGCACCGCGAATACCTGTTGGAATTACTCCATCCCCGTCGTCGTCATTCCGCTAGATGATGTGGAGGACTTAATCGTTAAGGCTGCAAACGCGCTATACGATTTTGAGTATCACGCGAAAGTTAATCGCATTCCGGTTTCAAACGGAGACTGCATCCGCCAAGCCCTAACCGCCATCGGCGTGCTCCCGAAGCAGCGCAAGGATGGAGGCCGCAAATGACCAAGCCACTCATCAACCGCTTCAGCGTGTTCCCCGCCGCACGATGGGCCAACGTGTATCCATCCGGTCGATTCTTTTTGCATCAGACAAAGGGAGAGGCCGAGGCGATGGCGAGTAAAGGTGACGTCAAGACCGTGCGGGTCCGCGTCTCGCTGGTTGACCAGCCTGAGAAGGGAGGGAAGCGCACATGAACGCAGTAGTCCCGACCGAGGCGCACAAGAAACTCGTCAGAGAAGTCCTGTTCAACGAAGCACAGTGTCGAGGACTTCAACCGTCCGCCCAACTCATCGCCGAGTCCGAGGCGCGGTCGGTGGAACTTGCAGCTATCAACCTTGAGGAAAAGGAAACCGAAAACACTAATCTTCGAGCAGAGATGGAGCGGTTGAAAGACGAGAACCGCATAGCTTTTCAAATTAAGCATGACTTAGCGGTAGCAATCAAAACGGGCAACCCTTCGCTCACCGAGCTACATTATTCGCAATATGCCGTCGCAGACCTGCGGGAGCGTGCGATGCGTGCCGAGACCGAACTCGCCAAGGAACGGGCGCGGTTGGATTGGCTGCAATCCGATACCGTCCGCGTTGGCGACGTTCTGACGCACTTTATGCAATGCGAAGACGTTAATCTTCGCTCCGCCATCGACGCGGCCATGAAGGAGACCACATGATCGCCGAACTCATCTTCTCCCTCGCACTGCTGCCCGCGCCGACGATGCCTGACGCCGAGCCGACTGCGTTCAGAGCGACGGCTTTCACCACACCCCCTCTGCCGATGTGGGAGAGACAGATGTTGGAGAAAAGAACCGCAAATATTCGAGGATACTTCGGGCTTCTGAAACCTGCTATGATGTTTCAGATCGCTACGATAGGAGGACGATCCATCGGCTCGATCATAGAGATAACCCCTACGCCCAACGTCATATTTACCTTCAAAGAAGGCGGAAGCATGACGATCAACATGACCACCGGGGTGATCACATTCTCCAAGAATTTCAAACAAGACGAAGCTGCCCGCCAGTTCTGGTTCCTCGTCGCTCGCGCATTCCCCTACTACAAATCAGCTCTTAACCAAGGTTGGCACCCATGAACCTCACCCCTTCAGAAATTCTGATCACCGCCGTCCTCACTTTCACGCTCGGCCTGACCGTTGGCTACTTTTTCGGTTTCAACTACGGTCGCAACCTCGTGTTGGATTTGTGGCGCAAGAGCGACCACGACGCCGTGTTTAAGCCCGAACCCCGCCTCGGAGTCCTTGACGACCACGCCGAATGAAACTCGCCCAAGACCAAATCCTGCGCCTGCACGCTTTGCGTGAGGCTCCTGCCTACGTCCCCGCGCTCGTGGAGGCCCACCGACAGACGGTGCTCCTTCGCGACAAGGAGACCACCATGAAGCTCCGCCTGCGTCGTCTCCTACCTGGCGAACGACGCAAGCCGGGTGACTTTTGGCTATCGCCCGCCACGCACACGCTGACGCCAGTCAAACGCCCGTTGCTGTGGTGGCTGTGGCCGACCTACGTCGACCGCGAGATCCCGCACTTCCGTGTCGAGTCCTGAACCCGAGTTGTTCCTGTGGGTCGTCGGCTACGTGCCCGAGGGCAAGCCGCAAGCTGCCGACGGGTTTACCTTCACGCAGCCCATGACTGCGGCCCAAGCCGCGCAGGAGGTCTTGCGGCTGCGTCCCGCAGGGTGGCAGGGCAGCATTGAAATGACGGCAATTCCGTTTTTAGTGCTCGGCTAGATGAGCGACTTCCTTTCATTCGCCGACTATTTCGAGAAAGCCTTCGTGCCCTTGATGGGGCTGGAGCTACCCATCAAAGATCTGCACCGTTCGTCGTGCGAGACCCTGCAACGCGCCGTGCTGGGCCAGCTGAACAAGAGCTTCGTCGTGGTCAACATCCCGCCTCGCGTGGGTAAGACGAAGATCATGGAGGCACTGAACTCTTGGATGTTGGGGTATTTTCCCGACGCGCAGATGATCTATCTCAGCTACTCGAACGAGCTGGCGAAGACGTCGGTGCGCTACATTCAGCAGGTCATGGCGACGCCGTGGTATGCCGAGCTGTTTCCGACCCGGCTGGGCCAGATTCGTCAAGCCGACCACTTCACGACGGAGAACGGCGGCAAGGTCTACGGCGACGGCGTCGGTGGATCGCTGACCGGCCTTGGTGCGGGGCTCAAGCGTCGCGCTGGCGGGTTCATCGTGCTGGACGATCCCAGCAAGCCCGATGAGGCACTCTCGAGGGTGGAGTCGGAGAAACTGCGGTTTTGGTTCGAGAATACCCTCAAGTCCCGCCGCAACAGTTCGCAGTGGACTCCGATCATCATTTGTATGCAGCGGCTTGATACGGAGGACTTGTCCGGCTTCGTGCTGCGCGAGTATCCCGACGACGTTCACCATATCAAGTTCTCCGCCCTCGCCCCGAACGGCGAGTCGGCGATCCCCGAGACCGTCAGCACGAAGTCCCTGCTGGACACGCAACGGGTGAATCCCTTCGCCTTCGCTGCGCAGTATCTTCAAGAGCCGACCGTCATCGGCGGCAACCTCATCAAGACGGAGGACTTTAGGTATTACACCGCCGAATACGCACCCAAGTTCGAGTTCAAGATCATCGTGGCCGACACCGCCATGAAGACCAAGGAAGCGAACGACCACTCGGTTCTCCAGTGCTGGGGTCGGTATCAGAAGAAAGCCTACCTGATCGACCAGATGCGCGGCAAATGGGCACCTGCTGACCTGCTCCGCATCGCCAGGGCTTTCTACGAGAAGCACCACAAGTCTGCTTCGCCCGTCGCCTACATGAGTGTCGAGGAAGCCGCCGCTGGTCTGACGCTCATCCAAGACCTCCGCAAGAAAGGCATCCCCACGAAGGGCGTCATTCGCGTGAAGGACAAGGTGACCCGCGTGAAGCAGATCTTGGCTTACCAAGCGACCGGCATGGTCTGGCTGCCAAAGGACGCGACGTGGCTGCCTGCGTTCGAGCAGGAGTGCGCTGCGTTCCGCGAGGACGGCAAGAGCACCAAGGATGACCAAGTCGACGCATTCGCCGACGGGGTGTTTCTCTGCCTCGGCAAGGGCACTTCGATCCTCAGTGTCATTGGTGGGCGGCGCATGACGCCTGCGCAGACCGAGGCATTCAAGAAGGAGGAAGCCGAGCGACGTAAGAAGGAATTGGATGCGGAGCTGGACGAGGCAATGCGAGACCCGCTGGTGGCGGTGTTCAAGAAGATCATCGACGCCAAGGTTGAGAAAAAAGAGGTCGAGGCATCCAAGTTCAGTGAGGCGTCGATTATTTGAAATTAGTTCTTGCGCGACAGCACAAGAGTTGTTCTCTTCTCATCCGTCGGCTCAACCGATGTTCTTTAACAAGCCACCACCTCTGCGAGTGGGGTAAGAGAAAACAGGAAAGCACGTTGAGGTGGTGGCGAAACTTTTGGGTGTGTTCATGGATTCTACTTCCAACGTAGCTCCGAACTGCATGCCGAGGATGGCACTGATACTCGTAAACTTCGTGCCAAACCATAAAAGCTAACACTAACATTAGCCTCACTGAAGCTCCCAGTCTGGAGCAAGCGGACGAGATTCTTGCCCGCTTTGGATACAGCGAAAAGCCGGTTCTAGCGACGGTCTAAACAGCTAGATGGTGGAGGTGCCTGATCTCAGGCACCCTTTAAGCATGTCGAGGTGACGGGCGAAATTTGAAGCACGCGGGTTCGACTCCCGCCACATCCACCAATTTGCTTCTGATACATCCGAGATATGAGTTCTTGGCAGGATTAAGCTCATCGCCAGCACGTCGAAAGTATCACTTTCCCACGACTGGTTTGCGGAGCCTGCTGTGTCAGGAGCAATTCAATTTCGAGGTAGTCGTGGGGATTGCAAACTTGGAGAAACTGCGCCTTAGCGGGCGTAGTCCAAGATCGACTGCGACGAAACTCGGCGGGCTGGTATGGTTTAGCGACCTTGTCACTGGCCCGCACCAATTAGACGCCGAGCACTTGCCGGTTACACTAAAGCAAACTAACTAGCAATCCAACCCGCTCGGCGTCTTTCATTTTCACGGCAGCGATACTTTTCTCGGTATCCCCACTCGCAAGAGTAACGGGGGCCGGTCCCAAAGGTAACTCGGGACGCCTCGCTGCCGTGACACCTTTCCCTCACCACCAATGAAGTAACTCACTCAACTGCCGCTGAGAGTGACCCGATAGCGGAGGAAGCAGGGTCAGCTAGACGGAAAAACCCACATCTTTAAGCGGATGTGGGTTCTTTGTTTTCTTAGGGTAAGAGGGTTCCGCTCCGACGAACGTGGTCGGTCGAGTCCCATGCTTAATAGCGCAGATCGGGAAACCGAGTTAGGGACTGCTACCAGCGGGCGGGACAAAACAGACTGAGGACGGACTCCTCGGTCGCTCGCCCCCTGGTAACAGCTCCAAAAATAAAAAGACCCCGACCTCCCTTGCGGGCAACCGGGGCTCGGCTCTTAAGAGAGCTTGAAAACAGGTTTTTGGGGTCAGTCTGCGGGAGTCAGGTCGACGTAGAATTTCTGACCGGGCTGGAACACCCCGAACAGACTTGGATTTGTAATGGTCATTTGCATACTGCCTGTGGGGGTCCAACGAGCGAACGAGTTATCCTCAGATTCGCCATTGGGGCCGAAGGGTTGATTGCCGCACACAGCGAACAATTTAACCTCTTCGCAGTTTCGGTTCAGTGCCGGGTCATAGGGAATGACCGTTTGGACCTGCATTTTTGCTCTAGTTACTTGGCTCATGGTTTTGATTTATCTGGATGCGGTATTGCTCCAGAAAAAGGATCGGAACCCGCAGCACTGGATTGGACTTGCCCTAATGTCGTGGGTGATGCAATACGCAATTACCGATGACTGCGACCGAACCCAAAACCGGCCTCGAGGACAAGGCTGGCACCCGGCTAAATAGCTTGTCCGACCTCGTGGCGCAGACCACAGGCGGGCTTGGCACCTACGGTACGCAGACGATTGCACAACCTTACACCTTGGCGATGGGCAATGCCGGGGTACCGCTCACGCTAAACCGGATCGTCCTGTCGTATTCGTACATGACGCAGGGTCTCGTGCAGACGCTCGTCACTCAGCCGGTGAATGATGCTTTTCGAGGCGGCTTTGACATCAAGAGCAATGAGCTGAACGACGACGAACTGGCTCAACTCCAGAACGCGATTCGACGCCCTCGTCGCCGCGCCCGCAGTGGCAAGCTGAACAAATTCAATCGCCGAGTGAACCCGAATGCCGCCGTCAACTTGGGCAATTCGGACATCCGCGTGATGATGGACGTCCTCAACTGGTCTCGCCTCTACGGTGGCGCGGGGCTCATCATCAATACCGACCAGAATTTCAGCCAACCGCTCGACATCGAAAAGATCCAGCCCGACTCCCCACTCGAGTTTTTGGCCGCAGATCGGTGGGAGTTGATCCTGTCGCAGACGAACATCTACGCCGTCGGCAACCCGACCCCCTTCAGCTACTACGGACTGCCCCTGCACACCTCCCGGGTGGTCAAGGTGCTCGGCCTCGAGGCTCCCAGCTACATCCGCCTGCGCCTGCAGGGCTGGGGCATGAGCGAGATCGAGCGCTGTATCCGCGCCATCAACTCGTTCATCAAGTTCGAGAACTTGGTCTTCGAGCTTCTGGACGAGGCCAAGATCGACGTCTTCTCGATCATGGGATTCAACGACGCCCTCCTCACCGACGAGGGCACCGCGAACACTCAACGCCGAGTTGATTTAGCCAACCGGATGAAGAATTTCCAGAACGCTCTGGTGATGGACAAGGAAGATACCTACCAGCAGAAGCAGCTCACTTGGTCGGGCCTTGCTGAGATGTGGAACGAGATTCGCCTGAATTTGTCGGCCGACTTGAAGATACCGATGAATAAGCTGTTTGGCCAGAGCGCCAGCGGTTTTGGTAGTGGGCAGGACTCCATCGAGAATTACAATTCCGTGGTCGAGCAGGTTCGAGTTAATGCCGAGCCCGTCGTCATCGAGGTGGTCGACTTGCGCTGCCAGCAACTTTTCGGGTTCGTCCCCGAGTACACGATCCAATGGAAGCCCCTCAAACTCCTCGACGGAGTGCAGGAGGAGGAAGTCAAGAGCAAGAAGCAGACTCGAGTCATGGAGCTCTTCCAGCAGCGTCTGGTCACCGGCATCGAGGCATCCACGATCCTCCGTCGCGAGAACCTGCTGGACATCGAGACGGAAGTTTCTCGAGGCGAACGTGACGTCGAGCCGATGATGGACACGGCGACGGATCCAGTTGCCGCTGGTAAGCCAGAGAAAGCTGCGAAGGGCAAAGAACCGGCGAAGAAGGACGAGTGAAAAAGACGCTTGCGCCGATCCTGCACCGTGACCGCTACACCGACGAGGTGGCGAAAGAGTTGATCGCGTATCTCGAGCAGTCGATCTACGACCCGCTGTTCAACCTCCTGCGGGCCGACAACGTCCGTGTGAACGAGAACAAGGAGCACCCCGCTGTGTGGGATGCCCTGCTGGCAGGAGTCATCTGGTATGCCTCAGGACTGTTCATGGGTACGTTCAACGCGGCGATCAGTCGCGAACTGCGGGCGATGGGTGCGACGCGCAGAGGTGACAATTTTGCCTTGCCCATCGGCGACGTGCCCCTGGTCCTGCGCGGGGCTATCGCAACGTCCATCGCGACCAGCGCCGAGCTACATCGATCGATTGTCTCAACTCTCGACGCGATGCAGGAGCATATCGAGATCGCTCCTACGGGACTCACTTTCACGGATACTGTTGACAACATCACCGAAGACTTACAGGAGCAGTTAGTCGAAACCGTATCCGCCGAGGAAGGACTTCCACCCCCTTCGGAGACTCCGCCGAGTCTTTCCGAGGAACTGAGGACAGACCTGACCCGGCAGACCGATCGATCGATCAAGGGTTTCAGCCTCGAACAAATCTCTGCCATCCGTGCCAAAGTCCGCGACAATCTCTCTGAAGGAGGACGCATCGACAAACTCACCCGAGTTCTCGAAGCCGACTTTGGCATCGCCAAACGGAGGGCGCGTTCGATTGCTGAAAATGAAACCGCTGCACTCGTCTCGGAGTTTCGCCGCCAGCGTTACCTCGATGTCGGCGCGACTCAATACGTCTGGGAAACCAGCCAAGATGAGCGGGTCCGCGCCGATCACCGTGCGCTTAACGGACGCACGTTCGCTTGGGCATCGCCTCCCATTGTCGACCAAGCTACCGGCTTCCGTGGACACCCAGGGGACGCGGCGAATTGTCGCTGTGTCGCTCGCCCCGTAATCAACTTCTCGTGAGCACCACTCCCGACATCGCTATTATCGGACTCGCAGAGCAAGCCAACCTGCGCTACGCTGAAGGCGTGCGGTTCAACATCGCCGCCGAGTCGAAGAAGTTCGACTGCAAGTTCATCGAGCCCGGGATCGTGTCCTACAAGGACCAAGGCGGCGGCATCGAGTTGCTCCGCAAGGAGACGATTGATCGCTGCATGGCGTCGGTCGTCGGCAACCCACTAATCGTAGGGCACACCTACATCACAGCAGCCAATCGCACGGATCTCGAGCAGGGCATCGTCAACGAGTGGTCCTACAATTCCGAAGACGGCTGGTACTACGTGTCTGGCACTGCGGACTCCCACGAGGTTCAAGAGCGGATGCGCCGAGGCGAACGTCCCTCTTGCGGCTACCGGGTCAAAGAGCTCGGGCCCGGTGGCGTATATCACGGTATCCGCTACGACGCCGAGATCATCGACATTGAGTTCAACCACCTCGCCGTCGTGGATCGCCCCCGCTACGAGCACGCCGAATTTCGTCTGAACGCAATCGCAACTGTCAGCAACCAAACCATGAACGTATTCAAGTTCCTCAAGAAGCTCGTCACCCGCGAAAATGGTGCTGACGGCAAACCCGTGGAGACCACGAAAGTGGAATCGCACGAAGTCTCCGGTGAGACTGAAATCGAAGTCGACGGCAAGATGATCAAGCTCAACACGCTCGCTGAAACCTTCATGGAGCAGACCAAGGCTGCCGTGGTTCGCACCGCTTCCGGCGACGATGAAGTCGAGATCGACGGCAAGAACGTCAAGGTCAACGAGCTGGTTGATGCGTATCGCAAGCGCAACAACGCAGCCGCTCCTGCCGCCCCGGCTGCTACCGTCGTAGCTCCGGCTGCCCCCGTTATATCCGTCCCTCCTGCTGCTCCGGCTGCGGCCCCCGCTGCTCCGGCCACTCGTGACAACGCCGCGTTCGAGAAGCTCCAAGCGGCTTCTCTCAGTGCCGCCGTTCCCGGCGACTTCTCCACCACCTCCGATTCACTCGCCGAGCGCTGCGCTCGCGGGTCGAAGCGCTACTAATTGCATCGCAGTCCAACAACCAATAACCAACACCCGTCATGGCATTCATCACGCAAGCTATGAATCAGTTCACGCAGGCTGCGATCCTCGGCCTAGTGGACATGATTCCCACTCCGAGCGTAGTCTCGGCTCAGATCAATCCCGGCACCTCTGCTACCACCATCCAAGTGGGCGACGCCGTTAAACTCATCGATGGCGCTTCTGGTGCCATCTTGGTCGACAAGTGCTCCGGCCCGACCGACGGTCCGGTGTATGGAGTGATTCCGTACAACGCCCGCAAAAACACGTACGTCGCCAACGACATCGTGGAAGTCGCCTGCCTCGACAGCTACGTCTACCTCCGCTCGTCTGCGGCGATTGCCCGTGGTGCCAAGGTCACGACCACTGCATCCACGACCACCACCGACCCGCTCGTCACGACCGTGTCGGTCCCGGCTTCCCAGTACGTCACCGGCGTCGCTATCGACAAGGCGACTGCTGCGGACCAACTCATCCGCGTCCGCATCTATCCGTCCCTCAACCTCGGCGTCTAAGCCATAACTCAAACACTACGCACCATGAAAAGCGTTTTTCTTCGTCCAACGGGCAAACTCGACACCGCAGGTCGCGAGGTTCGCGAGCCGGTTTTCCTCAACAACCGTGCCACCGCGAGCAAGTCGCTCTACATCGGTGGCGAGCGCAACAACGGTCTAGACACCCGCTTCAATGCGGCTGCCGCCACCGCTGAAGCCGCCACGGGTTATCAGATCCTCATCGACACGCTGACCTACATCAAGCAGCAGCAGAGCGAGCAGACCTTCTACGAGCTCGGCTCGTTTGGCCTCACGCCCTCCAGCTTCGTGCCGGTCGCTGTTGGCGACGGTTCGTGGGCCCAGTCCATCCTCACTCGCCGGGTGTATTCGAACGGCGGCGACTTTGAAGCTGGCCTCGTTCGCCAGGGCTCGCATAACGCCCGCAGCACCCAGTCCGATGTCTCGATGGACTCTGTGTCCCTCCCGACGTTCATCTGGAACGACGGCGTCGAGTACTCCCTCGCCGAGATTGAGCAAGCGCTGATGGCTTCCAATTGGGACATCATCGCTTCCAAGCACGAAGCTCGCATGAAGAAGTGGCAGCTCGGTGTGCAAGCTATCACGTTCCTCGGCACCAAGTCGGGCAACATGGAAGGTCTGTTCAACAACACCAAGACCAACATCAATACCTCGCGCATCACCGCCCCCATCAGCGGTCTCAATGCGGCGAGCTTCCTCACGTTCGTGCAGAACATCATCGCGGACTACTGGACGAACTCTGGCAGCACCGTGCTCCCGACGCACTTCGCGCTCCCCATGACCGACTACCTCGGCATGATGACGCTGGTCCCCGGCTCCGCTGGCACCTTCCCGGTCCCGATGATGACCTACCTCGAGAATGCGTTCAAGACGCTCTGCGGGCCGAACTTCAAGATCCTCCCCGTTGCGTACGGCGACGCCGCCGTCAGCAACAGTCTCCGTGGCATCAACAAGAACACCTACGCTCTCTATCGCTACGACCCGAAGTCGCTGCGCATGGACATCCCGGTGGACTACACCGTCACGCAGCCCCAGACCATCAACAATTGGCAGTTCGAGGACGTTGCCTACGCGCAACTCACGGGCGTTGGTTTCTACAAGCCGCTCGAGACCCTCCTGTTCCAATACTAATCCTCAACTCGGAGATCACATATCATGGCAGATAAAGAGACCCCCTCACCCGTGCGCGTCTACAACCGCAGCACGTCCCGCTCGTACATCCACGACAAGCTCGTGCTCGCCCCCAGCTCCTTCCTCTTCGTCCCCGCGGACGTGGCCAAGGTTTGGCTGGAAGGCTGGCCGAACGACGTCGTGGAGGCGGGCGTTGCCCAGAAGGAACTTGGTGGCGTGCAAGCCGAGCTTGCTGCCGCCAAAGCCCGCATCGCCGAACTCGAAGCGGCTGCAGCCAAGGGTAAAGTCAAAACCGACCCGAAAGCTGACGCCAAAGCAGCCGCCACCGAAGTCGTTTGACCCCCCGTGGCCTACCTCCTACCCACCATTGCGGACTTCAAGGCGCAGTTCGTTCGGGATTTCCCGTTCGCGACTCCGTCTGCGACCGCTGGTGTGGTAGGAGCGACGGCCACGGCATCGATCGATGACAGTGGTAGCGTAACCGGAGTCGCCGTCGATACGGCTGGCTCTGGTCTCCCCAGTCAACCAACCCCTGCCGCCGTCGTCTACGGTGGTGGGGGTATTGGGGCACTTTTGTCAGTGACCGTCGTAGGAGGAGCCGTCACAGCCATCGCCGTCACGAATGGCGGGTATGGATACACAACCGCTCCCCTGGTCTATGTCGCTCTAGGCGGCGACAACACCAACACGAAGAAGGTGTCGGATTTCGACATAGCTCGAGCGTTCAACGCCGCCGAAGCTTTTAACATGACCCGCAATCTGTCCGGGTCTCAGTCCGCGTTCACCTACGCCTACAATCTCCTCGCTGCCCACTACCTTTGCGAGACGCTCCAAGCGAGCATGACTGGGTTGGGCGGCAAAGCCGAATGGCTGACCCAGTCCAAGATGGTCGGCAACGTCAGTGAGTCCTACCAGATCCCTCCTCGGGTGCTCAACAGTCCCTTCCTCGCGAAGCTGTCCCGCACCACCTACGGGGCGCAATTCTTAGAGCTGTTCTCACCTCAACTGGTCGGGAACATGTCTGCTTTCTATCGACCGACGCTCCCCTGATGCCCGTCACCTTGGACACGCGCCTGCTACGTCGGCTCCGCACTTCGCTGGCGGAGTTGCCGAGGTATCGTGCCCATGTCGGGATCTTCGCAGACCACGCAGCCCGTCGCCCAGACGACTCTCGTCAGAACCCCATCCCCGACAACCCGAGCTTGGGAGCGGTCCACGAGTTCGGGCTATCTTTCAGCCGACGTCGCGACCGGGCCACTACGACGATCCCGCGCAGGTCGTTCCTGCAAATGCCCCTGACCCTGTTCTTGGGGCCGGAAATCCTTCGCTTCGGTGCCCGTTGGGCCCAAGCCCTGGTGCAGCGTGGCGCAGGACGCATGGTCGCTCTCCTTGGCGTTGTAGGTGAGGACGTGGTGCAGGAGGCATTCAGCACTGGCGGATTTGGCCAGTGGCAGCCGCTCGCCGCCGAGACCATCCGTCGCAAAGGCTCGTCCCGTATCCTGATTGAGAGTGCTCAACTCAGGAAATCAGTTTCGTCCCGCGTAATCTGATGATCCCGCAAAACGGCATCTCCAGCGCGGCCGACCGAGACGTCTACTCGACGGCGCTTTGCTTGCCCACGGTGCAGAGCACCATCACTGGGTGGTTCCGTCCCTTGGTCGTAGGGCGCGTGACGAAGACGGTGGTTAATTTCGAAACCAAAGAAGTTTTCAAGGAGACGAGCTGCATGGGCGTCATCCAGCCGTTCGGCCCATCCCTGCTGCGGCTCAAGCCCGAAGGCCAACGCTCGTGGGAGTGGAAGCTGCTGCACACGACGCCGGACATCCACCTCGAGAACGACGAGCGTTTTACCTTGGGTGGCGTGCCGTATCGAGTGATGAAGAACCAAGATTTTTCGGAGTACGGCTACATGCAGTACGAACTTGTCCAAGACTACACCAGACCTCCCCATGTCGGTTGAATACATCAAAGTCATCGCGGACATTCTGAAAACGGAGCTCTCCTTGGAGAACGACCAAGTCGTCTTGTACAATCAGAAGTTCAATATCCCACCAGACGATCGATTGTACTTGGACGTGGCAGTCGTAGGTAGTCGACCGTTCGGCGCAAAAACCCAATACGTGAACGACCCGGTCAACGATGTGCTGACCGAGCAACAGGGCGTGAACGTGCAAGAGATGTATTCGGTCTTGATGTACAGCCTCACGTCCGAGGCACGGACTCGGAATTGGGAAGTCACGGCTGCGTTGACCAGCACCTACTCTCAACAGCAGCAGGAGAAGTATTCGTTCAAGATCGGATACCTTCCAAAGATGCTTGACGTGTCCGAACAGGACGGAACGTCCATTGTTAACCGATACAGTTTGACCTTTGCCGCGCTCGTCGCATACCGAAAGACGAAGCCGGTGGACTACTACGACCAGTTCTCTCAACCGTCTGTCATCACGAACCAATAACCGACCATGAGCTTCATCCCGGCCAGCAACTTCGTCAGCGTCAGCGTTTCTTCCCCGCCCACTGGCTTGCAGCAGTATGCGGTGAACAACCTCGCCATCTTCACCAACGAGACCCCGGCGAACGGCGCGATCACCTTCGCGTCCCCCGGCATCTACGTCAGCCCCGGTGACGTGCTCGATGACTGGGGTGCCAACAGCGAAGCCTACGCCCAAGCGGTGCTGGTGTTCTCCCAGTCGCCCAACATCCTCGATGGTGGCGGCACGCTCATCATCGTCCCGATGCCCGCAAGCGGAACGAATTCGACCTTGGCCGAGGCGATCCCGAATGCGATCAAGACCAATTTCTTTGGTGGGGCTATGTGGGCTGGCCTCACGCCGAATGACGCTGCGGTCTTGGCTGCCTCGACGGCGTGCCAATCTTTGCGCGTGAAGCTGTTCGCGAGCTCGTACCTTTCGTCCTCGTTGACCACGACGACCGGCCTCTTCTGGATCATCACCAACGCGACCGAAACGCACACTCGCTGCTTGCTCTGCCTCGTACCACAAGGATCCGAAGTGGCAGCTTCCGCAAAGTCGGCTCGTCTGTTCGCTGCGGCCTACGCTGGTCGGGCGATGTCGACGAACTTCGATGGTCCGGCGACCACGTCCACGATGCACCTCAAGTCCCTCGTGGGTATCAACGCAGACACCAACATCACGCAGACGATCCTCAACTCGTGCGAGACGGTCGGCGTCGACACGTACCCGTCCGTCGGTGGCGGGGCGCAGTACGTCGGCAAGGTGTTCTGCACTGGTGCGAACGACTACTTCGACAACGTCTACAACCTCGACTGGTTCGTGTTCTCGTTGCAAGTCGCCGGGTTCAACGCCCTCGCGACTACCAGCACCAAGTTGCCCCAGACTGAGCCAGGTATGGCAGTCCTCAAGGGCGCGTACATCGGTGTTTGCACCCAAGCTAGGGACAATGGTTTCGTAGCTCCCGGCACTTGGAATTCGCCTGAACTATTCGGAAGTCCGGCCGACCTCCGTCGCTGCGTCCTCAACCAAGGCTTCTACATCTACAGTGCGCCGGTCAATCAGCAGGCGCAGGCTGCCCGAGAAGCCCGTCAGGCTCCTCTGGTTCGTATCGCGATCAAGTTCGCAGGCGCGATCCAGAGCAGCGAAGTGCTCGTCAGCATCAACCGCTAATCCATTCCTATCATGCCTACTGTCTCCCTCACAGGTAACGACACCTTGGTTCTCGGGGACTCCATCGTGGACGTCGCCGACGGCGACTGGTTCACAGTCACCTACGACAACGATCTCGCCAACCTCAAGCGTGGCAAGAACGGCAACGCGATTTACGCTGAGAACTCGATGGGTCCGGTCGCTTCGGCGACGCTGCGACTCATCCGTGGTTCGCCGAATGACAAGATGCTGGACGCTTTGCTCCAACAGCAGCGTCAAGATTTCGCGTCTTTCGTCCTCCTTGAAGGCAATTTTACCAAGCAAGTAGGCGATGGTCAGGGCAACGTGACGCCCGATACCTACGACTTGATTGGAGGCATCTTCAAACGTGCCGTCGACGCCAAGTCCAATGCCGAGGGAGATACAGAACAAAGCGTGGTCGTGTATCGCTTCGAGTTCGCGTCTGTCGACCGTCGCCTCTTTTAACAACTGACACCGGGCAAGTAGGGAGGGCGCTTCTTGGGGTCTCGTCCTCTCATACCGTAACGCCAAGTGCGGGCTTGCCCGGTGTCCCTGACCCCGAGACTTTTTATGCAAGATCCCATCACCCTCAAGAGCGGCTCGACCTTGGAAATCGGGATCGCTCCTTTCTCCGCAGGCAATCGTTTGATGAAGACGATTGCCCGCGAACTCGCGACGGTCCAGTTCGACCTCGACGCCTCCAACTTGTCCAGCCTCTCGGGGCAGGACATCAACGTGCTGAAGAACGCAATCTTCCAGCTCGTGCAATCCGAAGCGGTCGAGACCGCAGTCATGGAGTGCGCGAAACGATGCCTCTACAATGGACAGCGAATCACACCGCAGACCTTCGAGCCCGAAGAGGCCCGCCAAGATTATCTGCCCGTCGTGTGGGAGGTGATGCAGGCAAACCTTTCCCCTTTTTTCAAAAGCCTCGGCTTGTCGTGGTCGACAAACGCAAAGCCGACATCCGACGCCCCGAAATCCGAGTAACCATGGACTCTGCCACCCTCATGTCTCTGCGGCTCGCTCGCGAGGGATTCGGGGGCGGAGATCCCGCGAAGGTGATGTCCATGCCGACCAACACCGTATTCGAAGCTTGGGAATTTGTGAATTTTCAAAGTGAATACGAGGAGACGGTTCGAGAGATGAACCGCGCCTGACCATGCAAATTGCTGAACTCTTCGTCGCCCTCGGATTCCGCGTTAACGACCAAGCCGCCATCACGGCGGTTGAGACGTCGTTGACGAACATGGCTGCGCAGGCTCGAGACCTGTTGTCATCCATGCGGCAACTCCAAGGGATGCGGTTCCCTCGCGCCCCTCGAGGCGGAGGCGGAGGCGGAGGCGGAGGCGGAGGCGGAGGGGGCAATGCTGGAGGTGGAGGGGGCAATGCCGGGGGCGGAGGCGGAGGCGGAGGTGGGCCAGTCGTTCCTCCGGTCACCGGCTACGGACCCTTCAACCGCATGATGGGGAATCCGGCTCCGGTCCCCGGCAACCCCGCGTTCATTGGTCCTCTCGCGCCTGCAGCAGCCGCCCCGGCAGCCGCCAACAACGGTGCGCAGCTTTTGGGCGTCTTTCGCGACATCCGCCGGTTCCTCGCGCTCGGCGGCATCACGGCGATCTTGATGAAGCTCGTCAGCGCCATCAACCAACTCACCAAAGCGATTGTCGACGGAGCTCGAGACCGCAGTCGGTTCGTCCAACTGACTGGTCTGTCTCAAGGCCAAGATCTCAGGTTTCGCCGCCTCGGGCAAATCAGCGGCGTTAGCGAGGAGGAGATGCGATCAAACTTGGTCAACCTGCGTAAGCAGAGTGAGCGGGTTCGCATGGGCACCGACGACGAAGCGGCAGCCGCATACTCTAGGCTCGGGATCGACGCCCGCTTGTCCCCCGACGAACAGGCCAAGCAATTCGCCAAGGTGACGCAGAACATGAACGCAGCCACCCAAGCGTTCTTCGCTGACACGTTGGGCCTCTCGGACGGGTTTGTTCGCGCCCTGCGCAACATCGACAGGCTCAACGATGGCGTTTCTGAGATGGCTACCACCGTCGAGGAAGACCGGGCGACCATGCGCATCGGCGAGATCATCTCTGGGACGATTTTCGACATCAAGAACGGGTTCATAAAACTGTTTGGTACCCTCGCCTCTGGCCGATTACCCGACTCGGAAGCGATGCTGCTGCAGGCATTGCAAAACCAGCCGGGGGTTCGTTCGAGTGCTGCGCCGGTCAACACCACCAACAACGTCAAGGTGGAGATCAACGGAGTTGAGAATGCCAACGACGTGAAGCGGGCGACGAAAGACGCCTTGAAGGACGTGCTCGGCGACGATTACTACGGTCGTCAGCCAGCCCTGAACAACCGATGAACATCGTCCCTACCGACTCCGCCAGCATCTTCGCCGCCCTCAACACGCTCGTCACGAGCCAGTCGAGGCTGGCCTTGGTGCGCCCCAACAACCCGCCTCCAGGCATCGCGGGCTTCCTGCTGGATGTGGTCGAGGACGACGGCTCAGATCTTGAGAGCGACATCACCGACCACTACATCGAGGACAACACCGCGATTCAGGACCACATCGCGCTCCGTCCCGAGGCTGTCTCGATCACCGGGAAAGTGGCCGAGCTGGTCCGTGCGGCCCCGGTGCTGCCCAAGACGACTCAAGTGACCGACCCGCTTCCGTTGCTGCCGGAATTGCAGCCGGTGCTGTCCCCAGGGGCGGAGGAGCAAGAGCAGGCAGACCAAGAGACAGAGGATCAGACCGAAGCGGCCGACGCTTCCCCTCAGAGTCTTTTCGGCTACTACCAGAACAACTCGCGCCAGCAACCCGGCCAGACGAAGCAGAGCTTCATCTACGGTTACTTTTATCAGCTTTGGAAAGGTCGTCAGCTGTTCTCAGTTGAGACGCCGTGGGGCATTTTTGAGAACATGGCGATCCTGTCCATGTCAGCGAAACAAGGGGCTGAAAGTCGATCGGTCACAGACTTCTCGATCACGTTCAAAAAGATCCGCGTTGCCCGTGCCATCACCATCCAGCCCGGTCTGCTGGCCGGTCGCGCAGTGTTCCAGCAAGCGCCCGAGACCCGCAACGGAGTCGTCGGCCAAGTGCCGTTCACGTCCGTCCAAATGCAGCAGTTCTCCTATCAGACCAACCCGCCGAGAACATGACCACTATCTCTGGACTTTCTTCTCAGCCCAAGCAGACGTTCTCCTTCGTGCTGGATGACGGATCGCAAGTGTCCTGCTACATCGAATACCGTCCGCAGCAGCGCGGGTGGTTCGCCAACTTTGCGTGGCAAGATTGGGCAGTCTACGGGCTGCGGCTCACGGCTGCGCCGAACATCCTCAAGCAGTGGCAAAACCTCATCCCCTTCGGTTTGGCTCTCCTTACGACCGGCAACGTCGAACCACTCAATCCGACAGACTTCGCCGACTTGACAGCTCGACTGATCGTGCTCAACGCCGCAGATGTCGCCTCGGTCAATGAGGTAACCTACTCGGGAAATTGAAGTGGAGAAATTCAACCGCATCTACTCGCTCAAGGTCGAGGTCGTGGCTGACACCGCCCCGGCTCCGTTGCTGCGTACCTCAAACAACATCGAGATCACGCTGCCGAACACGCTCGAGTTCACCATCTCTCGTCGCAATCTGAGCTCGGCGCAAACAGCGACATTCCGCGTTTACAACTTGGCGGAGGAAGTCCGCAACGCCGTCCAGAAAGACATCTTCCAGTTCACCCAATTCCGGGCTATCCAATTTCGTGCCGGGTACCAACCGGACGGCGAACGCTTCCTCCCCTTGGTCTTCAACGGCACGGTGTCGCGGGCTTACAGCTTCCGCGTAGACAAAGACTGGATCACCGAGATCGAGGCATTCGACGGCGGTTGGCAGATGGCGAATGGTAACAACGTCGCCCTCACGCTCTCCCCCGGCATCTCGGCTGCCGAGATCCTGAACCAGCTCTCGAGGCAGCTTCCGCGCATTTCCGGCGTGCCGATCATTGGGAACTTTCCGACCACGAACAAACGCGGCGAGGTGTTATTCGGCAACATCTGGAACCTCATCCTCGAGAAATCGAACGGGTTGGCGACTATCGACAACGGCCAAGTGAAAGCTCTGAACTACAACGAAGTCTTCCAAGGAGTGCTGCCAGTGCTGTCGCAAGACAACGGCTTGCTGGGCAGTCCGAAGCGGACGACCTCAACTCTGGAGTTCGATATGATCTTCGAACCCCGCCTGTCGGTCGGCCAGATCATCGAGCTCCGCAGCGTATCCAATCGGCAATTCAATCGACTTTGGAAGGTTCTTGGGTTTGACCATGTGGGCACCATCTCCGCTGCGGTGTCCGGTGACTGTCTCACGAAAGTCCGTCTCTGGTTCACTCTTGAGGAGTTGTCCGTGATACAAGCCAACCTCGTCGCATGAACCCGACACCCATCGCTTCTCCGGTCTCTCCAGACCTCCGAGCCGTTTTCGATAACTTCAAGGCGGAGGTTTTCTATGGACTGAACTGCCACCAAGTCGGGCGCATTGTCAGCTACGACATCACCAAGCGGACAGCGTCGGTGCAGATCTCGGTGCTCCGCGTTTTGGGGGATCGAGAAGTGGCGTACCCTCTTTTGACCGACTGCCCCGTGATGTTCCCCGCTGGTGGTGGGGCTATCTTATCCTTCCCGATCAAGCCGGGGGATTTGTGCTTGGTGCTGTTCAACGACCGTGACCTAGATACTTGGTTTGCAGAAGGCAGCGACTCAGTGCCGAATACGGCGCGGGCCCACAGCCTAAGTGACGGAATAGCTCTTGTCGGTCTCGGCAACTTAGCTCGCCCGCTGCCAGGATCGACCGTCGGCCTGCAAGACGTGGTGTCGCTTCAGTACAACGGCAGCTTCATTCGCATCCAGCCAACAGGAGAAGTGTCCGTGGCATACTCAATAGGTGGAGGCGTGTACTCCTCAGTGGTGTTCGGCCCGAAGATTCGCCTAGCTAACAACGCCACCGACTTAAAGCTGGTGTTGGATGAGCTATTCACCGTGCTGACTAACTGGGTAAATACCGGAGGGTCGACCCCCAATCCCGCAACGCTGACGGCTATTTCGGCAGCTAAAACGACCATGCGGTCCCTCCTTACTTCCTGACCATGCCACAACCATTTCGAGGCATCCTCGCATCCGGCGACTGGACTTTCGGCCAAGGACGCAACTCGTATTTCCGAAAACAGAAAGCTATCGCCGCCGACATCAAAACGTCGCTGTTGTTCTTCCTCAATGACTGCTTCTTCGCCATGTCGACCGGCATCGACTGGTGGAACCTACTGGGGGCGAAGAACCCAGTCGCCCAGCAAAATATCTTGCTCCAGACGCGCCAAGCGATCATCCAGCGTGAAGGCGTAGTGCGTATCAACTCGGTCGATGCCGTAGTGGATACTACGAGACGCCGCGTCACGATCCGCTACAATATCGACACGATCTACTCCCGCAACGTCTCCGGTTCAGTCACCACTCCATGAGCAACGCAGTATCATCTACGGGGATCACCATTGATACTCCCGCTCAGACTCTCGACAAGTTCCTGAACGGGGCTGCGGATTATCCAGGCATGCTGTCGATCTACGGGGCAGACATCAACATCGCCCCCAACTCCCCCGACGGGCAGTTCATTAACATCGGGGTGCAGATGACTCAGGACATGCTGGAGTTCGTCCAACAGGTCTACGCCAGCTTCGACCCCGATCAAGCCGTCGGCATCTCACTGGACGAACGCTGCGCCATCAACGGCGTTTTCCGTAACGCTGGGACTTACACCTACACCGACGTCGAGGTCACCGTCACCCAAGCGGTGACCCTCGCGGGATTGGACACTGCGCCAGACGCACCATTCACTGTGTCCGATGCCTCGGGCAACCAGTTCGTCTTGGTCGGCGAGCACGTCTTCGGAGCGGCCGGAACTGCGACGCTGTCTTTTAGAGCCAAGGTGCTCGGTGCGGTTGAGACCGTCCCCAACACAATCACGACTATCGTCACCGTCACGCTGGGCGTCAGTGCCGTCAACAACCCCGCTGTCGCCACCTCAACTGGCGAGGCGGAAGAAACAGACTACGCTCTGCGTATCCGCCGAGCTCGGTCAGTCGCCCTTCCAAGTAAAGGGTTTTTCGACGGGCTTTACGGAGCTCTGATCGGCATCGAGGGCGTCACCTCGGTTAAGCTGTTGGAGAACACTACCGACACGACCGATGCCGATGGGATTCCCAGCCACTCCATTTGGGCCATCGTCGCTGGTGGGACAGACGACGACATTGCTCAGGCGATCTATATCAAGCGCAACGCGGGCTGCGGCATGAAAGGCGCGGTCTCAGTCAATGTCACGCAGGTCGACGGGTCGATCTTCGCCGTCGAGTTTGATCGCCCGATTGCGGAGAACCTGTGGATTCATGTGGACGTCCACGCCGTCACCGGCTCCGTCGACACTGCCTACATCAAGGCCCAAATTCTTGCGGGCTTGTCTTACGTCATCGGGCAAACGGCTACAGTTTCGGAGATCGTCGCATTGACCCAATCCATCGCACCAAACGCAGCTGTTTCGGGAGCGGAGATCTCAGACGACAATATCACCTACGTCACCGACTATCTCGAGACCACGAGCGTCCAACACCAATTCGCCATCGCCTCGGCCCGCATCACGGTGACAGAGGTTTAACCGATGAGCCTCGCGACCCTGACCGACTACTACAGTCGCCTCCTGGCTTACCAGTACCGGGGACTGCCAAACGCGACACGCCAGATTAAGCTGTGGGCCAGTCAGCTCACTGGTGAAGGGCTCCCTGCGTCGGTGGCAGAATGCTTCAATCTGGAGACCGCTATCGGTGCCCAGCTCGACATTATCGGGAAGTACGTCGGCGTCTCGCGCAACATTGGAGCTCCCGAGGTACGTCCGTATTTCGGACTCTGGTACTACGACCAGCCGACGCTCGACCCGGCGAAGTATCAAGGCACTTGGAACCCGCTCACCAACGACCCGGTGATTTCCTCGGCGTCGATTGGCGACTGGTGGGTGACGAGTAACGCGGGGTCATCCACGACTCCGTTGATCGATACGTTTGCCTGTGGAGAGGTGTTACTCGCAATCGGAGTCTCCAGCTTCGTCCGATTCGCCGATGGCACGCCTAACGGCAACGGACTGACTTCATATGCTTCGCCCGCGATCAATGCCAACGGCATTTTCTACCAGTACGAGTTTGCCACTGGCCAGAACACCGACCTCACCGACCCGCAATACCGCACGGTCATCAAGCTCAAAGCTGTCCTGAATGCCAGCGACGGGACGCTCGCGAGCATCATGTCGTATCTCAACTCGTTCTTCCCCGGCCAGATTTCCTTGGTCGACAACAAGAACATGTCGCTGAGTTACACAGTGCTTTCGACCGTAGCCCTGTCGCAGGAACTGCTCGCAATCTACTTGCCCCGACCTATGGGCGTAGGTATCAGCGTCACCATTATATCCCCGGCACCGGGTGGCGGCGATACCCTGACGACTGAAGATGGGTTTACGCTGACGACCGAAGACGGTTCGACTCTCACCACAGAATCCACATGAAGACCCTCCTGAGACTCCTCCTCCTTGCGGCTGTAGTACTGCCGCTCTCCGCTGCCGACACGACGATCACGGCTCTGCCCGCCATCAGCACGGTCAGCACTTCGACAGTTCTCCCTGTTGTCGACGTCTCTGGCACACCGACCACCAAGAAAGCCACAGTCACCCAGCTGATCAACGGTCTGCCCGTCGCAACTGGGAGCACCGTCGGCACCATGTCGGCCGCAGACAAGACGAAGCTCGATGCTGCCACCAACGCCAACACCGCCAGCGCCATCGTGCGTCGCGACGCGAGCGGCAACTTCTCCGCTGGCACTATCACGGCAGCCTCAGTTACCGGGCTGGCTCCCCCAGTTAACGGTTCGGATGCGGCCAACAAGACCTACGTCGACGCCGCCGCAGCTGGGTTGGTGATCAAGAGCCCCGCTCGAGCGGGGACGACGGGTAGCAACATCAGCCTCACAGGCGGAGCTCCCACGACGCTCGACGGACTCACTCTGGCGTTAAACGATCGCATCTTGGTCAAAGACCAGACCGACGGAAAACAGAACGGTATCTACTACATCACCACGCTCGGCACGGGCAGCAACGGCACTTGGACGCGCACCACCGATGCTGATACGGGTGCGGAGCTCGTCACCGGCTCGTACTGCTTCATTACGAGCGGCACAACCAACGCCAACGCCGCGTACACGATGGTCACCCCTGGCACCATCACCATCGGCACTTCCACAATCACTTGGAATTTGTTCTCTCAGGTGACGCAGATTCAAGCGTCGAACATCCTTGGCCAGATCGTCGCGGCGCAGATTCAAGACTCGGCGATCAACACCGCCAAATTCGCTGCGGGCCTCACGCCGGTTGAGATCGTAGGCACGCTCCCGAGCAGCGGCAACTTCGCTGGCCGCACTGTTTACCTCACAACGACCGGCACTTTGTATCGCTACGACGGATCCAATTTCACCTCAGCTGTTCCGACAACAGACCTCACTGGTCAGATCACCACGACGCAGATCACGGACAACGCGATCACCTCCGCCAAGGTCACCGCTGGTGCAGTCACCGCAGGCAAGATCGCTTCAAATGCCGTTACCGCAGGCACCATTGCGGCCAACGCAGTCACCGCAGGCACCATTCAAGCGGGCGCAGTCAGCGCGACCGAAATCGCCTCAGGGGCAATCACTACCAGTAAACTCTTCGCGGGTGCAGTCGACACCAACGCTCTCGCGGCAAACGCGATCACGGCAGCCAAAATTCAAGCTGGGACGATCACCTCCGACAAGCTCACTGTCTCCGACCTCAGTTCGATCAGCGCTAACATCGGAACCATCACCTCTGGGACTCTGACCTCGAGCGTCTCGGTCACTGTCGGCAGCGGAAACGGAGCCGTGAGCCTGAGCAGCTCCGGCCTTTTGATCGGCTCTGGCCGGATCAGCATGGCAGGAGACGGGACCAACCCGTGGTTCCGAGTCTTCGGATCCTCCCCATTTGCCAGCTCGCGAGTCGAGATCAACGGACTGAACGGAGTTGCACCACCAAGCCTGTTCGCCGTCGACAACAGCGGAGTCAATCAAGTGACCATCAACAGCACAGGAGTCGCGATTAACTCCGCCGCTCAGATCAAAAAAGGCATCTCCGACGGCTGGACTCCCCCGCTCTACGACGGCGACAACACCATCGAGTTCCAATGGTCGGGCGGTTTGAAAGTCCGCATCGACGGGTCGACGGTCCTCAACATCACCACCACTCCTTAATCGCCATGCCTGCCATCCCTCGTTACGCACAAAAGATCTTCGGCGGCTCGCTCGTTCCCGCAGGCAACGTCGCGGTCTACGGCAGCTTGGCGGCAGGCGCGGCAGCCTACACCCCTACGATCACCGACCTCTCCGCGATCCAATCGGCCGAGTGGTTACTCGGCCTCAACGGGGCACTCATCGGCAACCGCAGCCCCGCTCTTGAGGACTTGAACGGCGTGTTGCTCGTGCTGTCTCAGCAAACCGCCTACATCCTTCAGGGCGGCATCCCCGAGTGGGACGCGGAGACGAACTACTTCGCAGGAGGCATCGCCCGTATCCCCGGCACCGCGCTCGTTGTCACCAGTCTCACGGACGACAATCTCGGCAACGACCCGGCGACCGACACGAACAACTGGTCGGCCAGCGGCACGTCGTATCCTTCGGTCATTTCGTCCTCGAGCTCGCAGACCGTGGCTGTGACGGGCTCTGGTGTGACAATTCAGTTCGACGGTCTCGAGTACGACCCCCAAGGTCGATACAACGTATCCACCTATCGATACACCGCCCCTGTTCCTGGCGCATACCAAGTCCTCGCCAACCTCCAAGTCGACAACGTCACTGGCCAAGCCAGCACGATGGAGCTGTCCTTGCGGGCGGTAAAGAACGGCAGCACGGTCGCTCGCGCCGCAGGCACGTCGGTAGCCAGTCCCCCCGGTAGTCGGTGGTATCCCCAACTCAACACAGTCGTTGTGTTGGCCGCAGGAGACACTCTCGAGATCCAACTCTCCGCCACTGACACGGTCAATTCTGGCAACGTGTCCGTCTCCAACTCTGACTGGTCTATTCAAAAGCTCCCATGAGCACCACCTACGAGCAAGTCCCGGTTCGTCTGCAACTGTCCATCGTCTCGACGCCGCCAGTTGCGCCCATCGACGCCAACACCGGCTTCGCTCCGCAGATGTGGCGGGCTCAATCGCTCGCCATCGACGTCGGCATCTTCTCGCCTTCGGGCCCGAGCATCGACCTGTCGAATCTCCAGTATCTCCAGCTCCTCATTCAAGAGACGCAGAGCTCCATCGTAGCCGTCGTCAACAAGGTCGTCTACGCTAACAGCATCATCCCGACGATCCCCGTCGACCAGTGGAATGCTGGCGAAGCGCAGCAGGCGACGATCATCCTTTCGAATGCTGACACCGACCTGACGCTGAGTGGTGACACGCAGCAAACCTACTGGCTCGTGCTGCTCGGCAAGACCAACGCAGGCGCGACGATCATCTACGGAGCTGGCCCGATCACGCTGCTCAATCCCAGCTATGTTCTCCCTGCCCCCATCCCGCAGGGTTTGGTCTCGGCTCACGAGTCGACCAGCGTCAGTGGTGACCTCACTGTTACGCCCGAATCTCAACTCCACATCGAGGAGATCACCGTGTCTGGTGCGGCTGGGCTGCGGAACATCATCGTACTGGCCGACGGATTGATCGCTGGAGCTCGAGTGTCTCTGAGATTCATCCTCCCTGCGACCGATGCCATCGACCTCGTCGTTCGCGATCAAGCAGTCGGCGGGACGGTATTGACCACCATATCGTCCAACGCGGACGGATTCACGCCTGCTTCTCGAGTCGAGCTGTGGTTCGATGGTACAAACCTCAAACGCGACTTCCTTGTTCAGCCTGCCTTTGGTCAGCAATCTTGATCCCATGAAGAAACTCCTCGCATTCCTCCTCACTGCGTCGCTCGCGTTGGCTCAAACCAACGTCCAAAAGGGCGCAGGCAACGTCCTGTCCAACGGCTCAATCGTCGTCGGCAACAACACGTCGATCACGACTTCGGGCAACGGCACCATCGTCGCAACAGGTATCGCGCCAGGGGGCATTATCTCGGGAGCCAACGGCGGCACCGGAGTCGCCAACACCGGGAAGACGATCACCATCGGTGGCAACGTCACGACCTCGGGAGCCTTCTCCCTCGTCCTGACCACTATCGGGAACACCACTGTCACGCTGCCAACCGGCGGGACGCTCGCCACGCTCGATGGGGTCGAAACGCTGACGAACAAGTCGATCAGCGGAGCAACCAACACCATCACTGGGATCCCGATCTCGACCGGCCTTTCTGGCTTTGGCTCCGGCTGGACAACTACCCTCGCCGCCGCGACCGGCACAAACGGACAAGTCCTCGCCAGCAATGGAACGAGCTACGTCCCGACCACCCTTGCGCCGTCTACCTCCATCTTCGGGACGGCAAACCAGATCACCGCCAGCGCAGCGACGGGCAACGTGACGCTCAGTTTGCCAAGCTCGATCATCGCCCCCGGCACGCTCACGCTGAACGGCACCAACAGCATCACGCTTGGAGGTGGCGGAGCGGGCGGAGCGAGCATCGCAGCGACCGGAAACCTCACCACGAGCAACCTCGTCATCACTCCGCCAAGCGCGGGAAAGACTAATTTGGTCGGAACAACTATCGTTGGCAGCGGCACAACGGGTCCGACAATTCTTTCGGGCGGATTAACAGCCAACGATCTGACCCTCGGCGGAACGAATAATACAACGCTAACTATCGGCTCCGCGGATCGTCAAATGGTCCTATCGCTTGCCGGAGTCGGTAGTTACTATTTTGGGGTTAATGAATTCAAAACCAATGGCGGGTATGTCCCGAATATCGGCTCATCAACTGTGCCTTTTGGCTCACTATTCTTGAATGGCACCGCCCGCTTCGGTAGCGGCACGTCAGGCCCGACCATCGCCGCGAGCGGCACGGCACCGAATGAGGCCATGATCTTTACGCCGGGAGGCACGCGAGGCGCAGTCTTTCTAGCTAACGGAACGACCGAAGTTTCCGGCCCCACCGCGACCATCGCAAAGTTCCGCGCAGGGGTTAATAAGAACCTGAACATTAGCGGCAACGGAAGCGGCATCCAGCTCGACACGATCAACGACGGCGTGAGCGCATACACCACTCTCGGCATCGACGCCAACGTAACGATCAATTCAGCCGGAGCAGGAACCCTGACCACGACGATCAATAATGCACCATACTCCCCTATGGTCGGGTTGGTCTCGGCAAAGAGCGCCAACTTCACGCCGTCTATCGCAAATGCCGCAGACCGTGGAGTTCTTTACTCTGTCACCACCGGAGTCAGCGACATCACCGTTACAATGCCAAGCGCAGCCACGGCTGGCATCGGCTATCACTTCACGGTTATGAAAGCCGATACCGGGACGGGAAGAGTCTTCTTTTCTGATGCGACTAATAACTCTCTGATCGTGCAGAAAGATTACAGCACGCTGATTTCAGACGGCGTTAATTGGATCAGGAGCGGCACTCGATTTGATGAGCCTCGCGCTTGGAGTTTGTGGTTTGGGGGAGGTCAGTATGCCAAAGGATATCGTTGGTATGATGGTGGCGGGTCGGCAAATTTAGATACAAGTCAGAGCGGAGGACAAACTTCGGGCTGGGTGTTTTCTTGGAGTGGCGGAGCAATTACGCCTCTACCGGGAGACGCCGCCGCAAATCATACCATCGGAGCCGCAGGCAGGCGCGTTCGCGGAGGCTATTTCGGCTATGATATTGCTGCCAATACAAGCGCGGACGGACTTGTTATTTCCAACGATGCCGCCGCCACCTCTGGCAATGCTCGCTACTCGCCCCGCCTTCGTTGGCGTGGAGCAGGATTCTTCACGGGTGGGGCAGCCAGCAAGACGTTTGACGTTTACGCCGATCTGCGAAGCAACGCATCGGGCACCACATCAACATCCGACGTCATCACTTCTTGGGGGCTCTACCGCTCCGTAAATTCCGGCGCAGAAGAAAACCTGTTCCACATCAAAAGCGACGGCCCCGGAGTCGCCGCAGGAACTGTCACGCTCTCCCTCGGCAACAATAGTTCACCGCTTGTATCCTCGTCCCCGTATCTGTTCCAAGTGCCGACGACGGCAAACAGCACGATCAACATGAGCGGAATGGGCGGAAGCATCAAACTCATCTCTGCCAGCTTCTACCCAAATTCTAGTGGTGAAACGCTTGGCCTGCTCGCTAACCCGTGGACCGCATTTCTAGCCAACGCGACGGTGGTGGGAACCAACACGATCAAGCTCGGCAACACAGCCGGGGCCACTATTGGCGTAAGCGCCGACAGTTCGTTGGGGACTGTTCAGATCACTACGCCCACCACGGGAACCGGAGCTGACAGCGCAGCCGCCTTCCAGGTCACCGCGACGAAATACAACCGATCATTCTACCTGCAAAATGATGGGCAACTAAACACACCGAACGGAGTAAATTCGGCACCAGGTTTCATCATTAACGGAAGCACGGCAATCGGCTACATCGCCAACCGAATCTGGCTTGCGGCCAATAACGCATCCATAGGAGACGTTGGCTTTGATCGCGTCTCGGCTGGCGTCGCCAAGATCAGCACCGGCAATGCGGGAGGCACGGGAGACTTGCAACTCGGTGCCCTCACGGCTTCCGGCAACGTCACGCTGGGAACCACTGGCAACGTCAAGTTTGGAACAGCAAACGCTGACGTCCTACTCAGAAAAGACTCCTACCAAACACTCGGCGTCGTTCTTGGCGACGCCGCTTCATACGCCAACATGCGGGTGAATGCCGTTAGCTATTCTGGAACCCTTACCGGCTTGAGCGGTGGGCAAATCCTCACGACAGCTTCAAAAACGGCGAGCTACACGCTAACAACTTCCGATCAGTTTATATCGTTCAGCGGTTCTACCGCATCACAATCTCTCACGCTCCCGGCTGTGGCTGGCACCACCGGGCGCATCTACCAAATCAAAAACCGGGCCAGCGTGACCGTCAACGTCGTCACGACCGCAGCCGCCAACGAAATCTTCACGACCGCAGCGGCCAACACCGTGACCCTCGCCGTTGGTGACTCGGCGCAATTCATCTCTGACGGAACCTTCTGGAATAAGCTTTAACCCCTAACCCGTGACCAACGTCGAACTCCAGGCACTCCTGCCACGTCAGGCAATCCTGCCTGATCTCACCTACGCCCAGCCCACGCTGGCATGGCTGCAGGGAGCCTTCTGGCAATCATTCAAGGCTGACCGATGGGCCAAGGTCGGAAGCTACACCCGCAAGAACGACTGCGACAACTGGGCCCGCGCCTACGCCCAGCACGCCCAGGACTGCCACGCGATGAGCAAAGGCAGCGACGCCGAAGGACTGGCCGTCGGGGAGTTTTTCTACACCAAGGACAGCGGAGAAGGGCACGCCATCTGCATCGCCGTCATCAACGACCAAGTCACTTACCTCGAGCCCCAAGACGGCTTGACGCTCAACCTCACCATCAACGAGATTCTGTCATGCGCCTTCGTCCGATTCTGATTCTCGCCGCGCTCACCTTGAGCGTTCTCGCCGGATGCGCCACGCCTCCGACGCTCCCACCTGTCGAGTATTCCAAACCCTGACACACCATGCCCCAGCCGATCAAAGACGCTTGGTCCCGCCTCAAAATATGGCTCGCCCACTACTTCTTCGGGATGTTCGCCTTCGCGTTCAATAACGCGACCACGACGCTCGACGGAGTCGTCGGACTCGCCGTCGGCGCAGCCGTAACGCCAGACATCAGCGCCCCGACATGGAAGACCGGACTGGCCATCTTCGGCACGACATTTGCCAGGAGCGTGATCACCTACTTCGCGCAGCACCCGATCCCCACCAAACTCCCGACCAACGAAACCCAAGCACCATTCGCCCAATGAAGAAACTCGCCTTCCTCCTCTTTCCGACGCTGGTCCTCACGGGCTGCGTCCACAACTTCCCCAAAGACGCTTACGGTCAGGGCGTGAAGTCCACGGTCAACACCCCTTGGGGGCCATCCACCCTCGAGGTCGAGATCCTAGCCACGGGCTCGGCCGCAAAAAACATTTCGCTGCCTGAGACGCCCGTGCAGAAGGGCAAGTAGCCGACTACCTTTTAAAAGGTATGCGCCTACCTAAAATCCTAAGTAACTCTTTCGCTTTCCAGCTACGGTAATACTACTCAGTAGTATCCCCATGAGGGATACCAAATCATATCTCAACTCCATGCCACCCGAACAACTTGACAAGCTCGCTTCCCAGCTCGACCGGGTCGAGTCACTGGTCAAAATCGCCCAGATCGTCATCGGCATGGTTGTCGCGGCGGTGAGCGGGCTCATCACGGTGGCACTGTGGGTGAACAACACCTCGACAGCTTTGGCAGCCACTCGAGCCGAGGTTCAGACGCTCTCCAAAGAGCGAGTAGAGTCCGTAAAGGAGTGGTCGGCGTGGCGTAGCAAGAAGGACGAAGTCGATACCCGCGTCCTTCAGATCCTCGAGGGGCAGCAGCGCATCTTGGACAGACAGCAGACCGTACTGGATCGCGTTACGCTGCGGGACTGAGTCACCGGGGGCGGAATGCCTCGATGAATTTGGCAAGCCCCCACAGAAGCACTCCCGCAGCCAGCAGGGTAACCGCAATCGTGATGCCGTCAGATGCCTCCAGTGAGTAAGTGACGCGGACTGGGTTAAGGGTATGGACGAATTGGATTGGCTTCATAGCAGCCCCCTCTGTTTGCGACGCTCAAGAACTTCCTCGAACTCCTTCGGCGTCAGGAAATATCTCTTGAACCCGCAGCGGTCTGCCAGTCGGGCAACGGTGTCCCGGTTGCATCCGGGCTGGACGAACTCCTTTAGCAGTCGACCAGCGTAGATATGCCGCTTCGCGGCTTCCTTGAGACGGTAGCGTGCTTGGGTCATGCTAGGAGGTCGAAAACAGTTTTGCCCGTAGTGAGTTTGTGGCCTTGAAGAATCGTGATGCCGGTTAGCTTTCGGGCCTTGGCGTCTAACCGGGTCAGGATCAATTTCTGCTGCTGCGCTACGAGCTGGATCGCAAGAAACTCCTCCCAGTGTTTCGGGTGATTAGCCTCCACATGCTTCCGCAGCTTTTCTTGGTCGGTAGCTCGCAGCTTTGGATAACTGGGGGTCGAATTGCAGATGGGGCAGATCATGCGGCTTTCAGTTGTTTGAAGTTCGAGAGGAGCGCCATCATCTCACCCTGAGCGTCGCCCCGCTCGCGCAGGGTCTCGATCACGGCTTCCTCGATAGTGCCAGTGGTGATGAGCCGGTAAATGCGTGGGACGTTCTTCTGCCCGGTGCGGGCGACGCGGGCATTCGCTTGGTCGTAGAGCTCGCGGGAGTGGGTGTGCGAATACCAGACGGTGTTGCGTCCTCCCTCTTGGAGATTTAGCCCGTGGCCCATGCTGCGGGGGTCGGCAACGAGGTTCTGGATGCGTCCGCTGTTCCATGCGTCTTCGATGTCTCCCTTGAACTTGCTGGCGTCTACAGCGCCCGGGATCGTCGCGCAGATGCGGTCGCGCTCGTGGATGTAGTTGCAAAAAATCAGAGCCCGCTCGCCCTTCAATTTTTTGAGGCAGTCCTCCAGGGCGCGGAGCTTCGTGTCGTGAATCGCGAGAACCGATCGCTCGGCATCATAAATCGCGCCTCCGCAGACCTGCAGCAATTTGTTGACGAGGACGGCGGAGTTGACCGCTACCACTTCAGAATCGCGGATGATCGCCAGCAGATCTTTCTCGAGCTCGGCGTAGATGCCACGCGCAGCCTCAGGCAGGGCGATCTCGATGTCCTCTACTTCCGTATCCGGCACATCCGAATAATCGCTCGTCCGCAGCGTGATAACCAAATCCCGAATGCGCTCGTAGATAGCGTTCTCCGCACCCTCCCGAGGAGTCCACTTATAGCCCATGTAGTCCGAGGTGAACCACGTTTGTTGGAACATGGAGAAGCTTTTGCCGAGCCGCTTACCGTCGTCCAAGAGTCGAACCTGCGCAAACAGCTCAAGCAGAGAATTGGGGCGGGGTGTTCCTGTAAGACCCCATCGTCGCATACCGGGGTGGAGCAGCGGTCGCAAGCCGTTGATCCGTTTGGAAGAAGGACTCTTGGCCTTGGTAAGCTCATCAAAGACCACGAGGTCGTATCCCGACAGGTCGGTAAGTTTGTGTAGGGATTCATAGTTGATAAAACGGATGTTGCGCTCCATGCCCCGGAACTGGTCCCACTTTTTGATCTCGTTCGGCCAAGTAATTTTCGACACCCGCAGCGGGGCGACGACCAGCGCTTTGCGGCAGGCTCCGTCGGCCATGAGGTCGTTCATCGCCCACAGCGTCGACGCTGTCTTGCTCAACCCCATCCCGGCGAACACGCCTGCACGCTCGTTGCCGAGCATGAAGTCATGCATCAGGTGCTGATGGACTCGAGGGACGAGGTTCACTTGGTCTCCTCTAGGACGCGGAATAGTGCCAGCGTAGCTGACACCTCGAAGAACCCGCACGCTACGACTCCGAGCCAGTATTGCTCGCGGATACAGCCACCGAGGAGGAAGGCCCACACCGAGGCAAAACCCCCGAACATCAGAATGCCGAATCGGCGTTTGGTCATGGGGGTCATTTCCCAAAGAAGCAGTAATCGATTTCGGATTTCGCGACTTCCCACGAGTCTGTCCAGACGGCGAGCACGCCCTGAGCTTTGATAAGCTGGATTTCGCGCAGTTGAAGAGCAGTGGGCTTCTGACCCGGCGATTTCAGTTCAAGAAACATTGCTTTGCCGTCGCCCACGATGAGGCGATCCGGCACGCCGCAATGCGCGGGAGACGAGAATTTGCGGCAGTACAGGCCGCGCTCGTTGCAGTATGCGACGACTTTGGCTTCAAGGATTTTTTCGTTCACGAGATGATCCTCCGAATCTTCTTTTCCAACGCGGCACGCTGGACTTGGCCGAGGCGCATGAGCAAACGCTGCAGGATGAACCAGCGCTGTTTGCCCAGCAGTTCGAGAGTGATGAGTCGCTCCAGATCTGGCTCGTTGACGCCGAGTTTGAGCAGCGGCGCAAGACGCTTCCAGCCTGATAGGAACGGCGACAAGCGTTCGACCTCTTTGCTATCAAGGTAAACTGGGGAGTCGAACACGGCGTATTTTTTCGGGATGTGCATTAGGAAAAGTCGAGTTGTTCTTTGCGGTCATCATTGTCGACATGGTCGCGGACCACGACGTCGTCATCGTCGCCACCGAAATCGAGGTATACCCAGTCGAAATGAGCCTGCGCCAGATACGAAGCTTCAGCGCCGTACCCTCGACGTTCGACTTGGTGGGGTTCGACCAACCAGTTCACAAAAGCGTGGCGAATGACGTCGTAATTGCGAGAGGTGTCCCAACCTTCTTTTGAGCCGTCAGGACAGACCATGAACGATGCGTACCCGTTAGCTCGTCCGGGGATAACCGGGGTTACGATAAGACCAAACTCGGTCGCAATCTTATGCGCAAGTTCGGCGTCGGCTTTTTCGGAGCCTGTTACGATGATGGCTGAGTGTCGGATGCGTCCCATGTGCGGAAGAGAACAGATTTTGTGCTGCGGTCAACTACTTCTTGAAATAGGGAGCAATGTCGCTCTCGACCTTCATCGGGAAGCCTGCCGCCCACGGAGGCAGATCGGCCAACGCGGCAGAGTATTCGTCGGCGCTCTGCCCGTCGGTGCGGAGGGAGAGACCTTGGTCATGCACCAGCATGAAGGGCGGCATCCCTCGACGCTCGGCGTTGATCGCCCCGTTCGCCATGAAGTCAGCGGCTGTGGCCTGCGCGAAATTCTCGGCGATCTTGCCACCGTAAAGCTTCACCCGACCCCACGCCTGCGACATCGGGAGCTGACCCCAGTAGGTGATTTGCTCGCCCCAACCCTCGTCGCCTTGGATGATCTCGAGCTTGGGATGTGGATACGACAGCGACCGGCCGGATGGCAGACGGGCCAGCAGGAACGGGATGCCGCCGATGCGGCGCACTACGAACGGGCCGAACGTCGTGCCGGGGTGCGAGATCGCGTCGCGAGCCTGCGCGTCCAACTGATACCAATACTGCACGATCTTGCGGCACTTGTCGCGGAACGTCTTGATGCCGAGTTCGCACAGTTCGTAGGGCAGGTCGAGTTGATACAAGTCGCGGCAAGAGCTCTGGAACTTGTCCGGGCCCATGCCGAACCCGGCCCCGAGCACGACCCGCTTGCCGACCTCACGCTGGTCCTTGGTCACAGCCTCGGGGCGGCAGCCGTAGACCTGCGCAGCCATGTGCTTGTAGGGGCCGAGGCCGATGCCTTGGTCATACTCGCGCCACTGCTGGACCACGTCATCCTGGCCCGCCAGCCACGCGATGATCCGAGCCTCAATGCCCGAGTAATCGCCGTCCAGCATCTCCAGTGTTGGGTGCTGGATGAAGTTGCGGATGCATCCAGCAATCAGGTCGAACGGCTCGCCGTAGACGGCTTCGAGCATCGGCCCGGTCCAGCCCTCGCAGATGCGCTGGTAGACCTCGTCGGTGATGGGGCGCAGCTCCTCGGGAGTCTTCTTGAAGTTGTGGGGCTGGAGACCCTGCGCCGACCAACGTCCTGTGCCCGCGCCGTAGTAACGAAACGTGCCTCGGATCATGCCGTCGGGGCAGACGCAGTTGAGCATCGTCTTCACCTTCTTAATCGCCGCGTAAGAGAGTTTAGAATACAGCTCAAGGATACGAGCTGCTTTGGGAGAGGCAATCACCTCGTCCACTGTCAACGCCGCCAGCGTCTCCGCCTGCATATTGTCGATCTTCACGCCGAGGGACTGCACCAGTGCGAGCACCTTGGCCCGCTGCGTCGGGTTGAGCCCGGTCAGCTTGCGGAACTCGTCGGTGACACCGTTCTGGACAGAGTCGATGATCGCCTGCGCGTTGCGGGCAGCCGCGACGTTGATCGGGATGCCCCGCTGGTTCATCCGCATGTCGAACTGGAACGTCGCCAGTGGTGCGCCCACCAGCTCGAACGGCTTGATCTTCTTGTGAATCGCCTTCTCGGTGCGGACATCTTGTCGGCAGTATTCGCAGAACTGGGCCCACTTCTCAGAGTGGTCTTGGGGTTCGTTGAAGCTGCCGTCCTCCTGCGGGATGCTGAAGAACTTGATAAGGGCTTTGCCCTTGGAGTCCTTTTGCGCGTCGGTATTCAGCGCTTCACCACACTTCTCGAGCGATGACGGCAAACCGGCTTTACGGGCCATGGCAGCCGTGCAACGCCAGAGGGAGAGGTTAGGCTCGCCCATCACAAACGGCGTCGCCTTGCGCTGCTGCGCGATGCCCCACGTCACTGCCTGCTCGAACGGGGCATTGTGCGCGTATAGCTCGGTCGCTTCGCGCAACAACTCCTCGGCTTTTTCGTTCTCTGGATTTGGTATACCAAAAGCAGGATTGATCCACAGATGGACTTCGTCGGAGCCCTCGGCGCTGACGCCGCACATCAGAATCTCCGTGCTGGGATCGATGGCGTAGCGATGCGCTCCGACTTCGGTCAGGTCGGAGCGGCTGCGGGTCTCGTAGTCGAGGTGGACAATTTTAGATGTCACAAGAGTTCTTTCTTAACAGCTCGGAGAGCGAGTTGGAGGTCGTCGTCCAAGCGATAACACGTCGCCTTGAGGCGAGCTTCGAGCTCCTCCCATAGTTGCTCGTTGGTGACGTCTTCGAAGAACTCTTCGTTGCTTTGCTTAATACCAAGCAAATCGCGCAGGACTTCGGGTTTGATGTGCTCTTTGAGCATGCCTGCGGACACAGGGTCCATCTCGATCAAACGGGCGATGTCCAAAGATTGTTTAAGGGGGTGGCTCATGGAAATAAGTGCCCCGACTTGCGCTGCTCGGGGCCACACAGGATTTCTGCGATTGAGGGTTAGACCACGCCAGACTCGTCATCGGGGAGAGCGGAGAAGTCGTTCTCGGGCGGAGTAACCTTCGCGCCAAACGGCTCACCGTCCTTGACGAACTGGACGTTGCGCAGGCTGAACGTGATGCCGGGGCCGGACTTCGGATGAGTGTATCCGTAGCACTCGACACTGGCGTTGACGTAGCAGCCCGCGTAGGGCTTGCCGTCCGCTGCCGTCAGCGGGGACAAGTCACGGTCGACCACACCAGGGCGGATGTGGTTACGGGCCGAGATGAAATACACGTCGGCGGAGTAGCCGTCCATGTCTTCCTTCTCTGCGCCGTCGCGCAGCGGGTTCTTGACGTTCTTCTTACCCTTGAGGACGTCAGCGGTATTCTTGACCTGCTGGATCGCCGCTTGGATCGCCTTAATCTCGGCAGCGTTCTTGACCTTGTTCAGGAGGAACGTCGCCGCATACTTCGGCTTGCTGTTGGCGTCATCTCCCGCTTTCGCCTCGAAGAGAGACGGGAAGCTCAGACGCACGTTCTGGAGCTTAATGATCGGGTTCTGGACTTTGGTGGTATTGCTCACGATGTTTTACTGTTTTTCTGTCGTTGTGGTTTTGATACGCCGAGAGTCGGCGCATCGAAAGGTTAGGAAAAATCTACCGTCAACCGCTTCTCGACCTCCGCACGGACTAACTTGCGGCCTTCGCCATACGTCAGGAAGTTCTTCACTTCTTCGTCGAGTGCCTGCTTCAAATAGCGCTGGGCGGCCTCAGTCACGACGGCTTGAATAGCGTCTGGTTTGCAGGCTTCAGCAATAGCATGCTGAAAAAGCCCGTCCATTTTTAGGCAGTGCTCACTGAAAGCGTGAACCATGCTCTGACGCATATGCTCAACCTCGAGTTTGATTAGTGGGGGATTCATAGATTCGGTCTCCGGTGTTAGATGATCTCTTCGGCCTCCACGATGGCACTCAGACCCTCGGTGGGGTTGAGCACGAGCGCGGGGCGCTTGTCGGTAACGGGGACGAGCGAAGGCTTCCCCGGTGGTTTGACGATGAGATTGGCAAACCGATTCTCGAACTTGGTCGAGAGCTCGATGCCCTTCAGCAGCTTCTCGGCTTGCGCCGGAGAGATGAGGGCACCGGGCGGATTAGTCTGCTCGGCGATAAGGTGATTACGCAGAAGCTGTTTGGCTGCCTCCTCGTCTTTCCATTGCCGATTGGACTTACCTTCGACCAGTTTGAACTGCATCGGCGGCGCACCCGCCATCAGCTCGGCCATCTCCTGATCCTCGACGGCTTCGAGCCACGCTTCCATCGTCTTGCGGCTGGCGATGACCCGCTGACGCTGCTCACGGGTCAAAGCCTCGGGCTGCGGCAACGCGATCTTCTCCTGCGCCAAGACGACGTCCACGGGCTCGTCGCTGATCGCCTCGAGACCCTGCGTCGCGTACTTCATGCAGATGCCGGTCGCTGGGCAGAACTTGCAGGCTTCGCCGGGGCGGAACACGCCTTTGTCGCCTGCAATGATCTGCTGCGCTGGGACACCGACCTCGGTCTCACAGAACAGGCGGAGCTCGCCACGGGTCAGCTTCCACTCCCGCTTGACCGTGGGGTCGTTGCGGTCGCGTGGTTGCCAGATGATGAGTTCGACTGGGAAATCAGCGGGGAACTCCTCGATGATCTCCAGCTCGCGAATCGCGGATTCACCGTAGATGCCGAGTTGCTTGTTGCGCTCGGCGTAGACGCTGACGCCAGCGCCGTACTTCAAATCCAGGATCAGGATACGCTTCTTGCCGACGATGCCGACGTCCATTGTGCCCTTCTGACTGGGCAGATAGAACAACGGCACCCGCTTGTCGACCAACAGTCGGTCGCCGTCCTGACCCTGCATCTGCGACCAAATGAAGGCGGCGCAGTCTTCCACGTTGCGCTTCATCTCGTCGTTGTCGTAGACGGGCGTCTGACGGGTGAGGAGGGCAGTGAGGGCGCTGTGGGCCCGCGTACCTTCGTCAGCGTAAACGGACGAGTCTTTGGGCAGCTCAGGATGAGCCTCGATGAACGGCACGCTTGCGGTGCAGACCGTCCAGCGAAAGGCCGAGGACGGAGGGAGGCGGGCGTGAGCTGGCTCTAAGGTGTTTTTAGCCATGTGCGTTGATTTCTGATTCGGTTGATTCTGGTGCGGTGGACTCCGAACAACTTGCCGAGGTCGGCGTCGCTGCGATGCGCGTTCTTGGGGGCGCGGATTTTGGCGACGTCGGCCTCAGTCAACTTGCTGTTCGGGTTTTTGGAGCCGGTGATGCCGCTCACACCTTCTCCACGGGGCGTTTCGAGCGGAGTTTGCCACCGAACGCGCCACGGGGCACGAGGGTTCGCTTGTTCGCTCGGTGGGCCTTGTCAGCAAAGTCCGTGGCGTTGAACGGTGGCGGAGCCCAGTCCTTCGCGAGTTTGCGCGGGAGGTCGCGGTTCGGGCTCGGAGCCTTGGGATTACGGAGTCGGGATGCGATGCTCATGGCTTAGACCGCTTTCGCGTCGGTGATGAGGGCTTGGAGATCAGCCATGACGTTCGGGAATTTGGCCGGGGCGATCTCGCGGATGCGGGGCGCAGCGTATTTCTTCGCCAGCTCCACGAGGGGCGCGGTGTTGCGGCCATTGACGTTCAACAGCTCGTTGGCTGCGTCGATGATCTGCTGCTGCGTGATTTCGTCCTTGGGCTTCTCAGCGACGGGCGCGGGGGCCGGAGCCGGAGCCGGAGCCGGAGCCGGAGCCGGAGCCGGAGCGGGCGCAGCGGTCTCGGCGACCGGAGCGGGCGCAGGAGCCGCAGCAGGTGTCTCAGCAACAGCTGCGTCAGCCGGAGGCGTCTTCGCCTTCTTCGGGGTCTTGGTGACCGCATTCTTGAGCGCTTCGGCCTCGGCACCGCTCGTGCCGGTCTGGGCTGGCGTGGTCACAGGCGTCGCGATGCGGGGAGCAGCCATACGGGTGAGAACTTCGAGGTTCGCTTGGGCGACCTCCGTGGACTTGTTCAGGGCGACAACGAGGTCGGCGATTACGGATTCGAGGGACATGATGGGATCTGATTTACTGACGTTGATGTTTACTGACGGGAAAGGATTGGGGGCATACAGCTGCTCGGTGTCGCCCCAGTGTTTGAAGAAGGTGCTCAAATGACGTCCTCCGCTGCAGGCGCGTTGGCAGCCGGGTAGCACGGCTTGAGATCGGGCCAGTCCATAATGATCTGGACGAGGTCTTGGCCTCGGAAGACCTGATGTGCTTTCGTCGCGTCAATGGCGGGGACGTTGTGCTTGCGAGCATACTCAACGACGTCGTTAAGCAGTGGCATTACGAGGCGATCTTGCCAAATCGCGAAGTGCATATTCTGCAACGCGACGAGGTCTTTGAACTCCAAACCGTGTTTATCTTTCATTCGATTTTTCTGATTAGCTGGTTGAGCCACTACTGAGAACACTTTCTGTTCTCGTGTCGATAACTATTTTAAAGAAATTCAAGACGCAGCTTGGCCTCGGCTTTGACGTCACCGCTGAACCCATGCGTCCAGAGCTGGTGTTTGCCTCCGTCGATCATCACCCGGTCGAACTTCTCCCAGCCCAGCTCGCGCAGCACTGCGGCCAGTGCCTGATCGCTGAACTCGGTGAGGTGCGAAGAGTCGAGCGAGCCGCGCAGGCAGCCAAGTGAGAGCAAGTCCTTGCGCACGAGGGCGTGCGGCTCGTCCTCGATGCACTGCTTGACTGCGGTGGTCAGTGGCGTCGCCGCGTTCTCGGCCAACTCTTTGAGGTAGCGGGTGACGGGGGCGCGGCCTTCGGGGTTGAAGTCCTTGCTGATGGGCCAGCTCTCGAAGAAGGCGCGGAGACCTCCCGCGTTGTCATTGATGCACGAATACAGACGGTCGAAGTGGGCCTTGCCACCGATGGCGGCGATCTGCTCGGGACGTTGTAGCGGTGAACTCAATACGAAGTAGCGGCGACCGTCTTCGCGAATGGCGAGCGAGTCGTGGTAGTTCGTGAACATGAGATAATTCGTCACGTTCGGCACGGTGCGCTTGGGCTCGAACTTGCAGTTGAGGCCGATGAAGTCGTCGGTGATGCAGGGCTTGAGCTTGTCCATCACGGCATGCCGGTTCTGGCCGATGATGCGAACCTCCTCAAGAACCACGAGCTGCACGCCATAGGCCCAGTCGTTGTATTGGGAATCCATTACGTCCTTCGCGTTCAGCTTGCCGATGTTCCGGCGACCAAGGACGACGCGCATGATCTCGGCCAAGGAGGACTTGCCGCAACCCTCCGCGCCCTGGATAAGAGGTGTCCAACGTACCTTTTTGCCGGGATGCTGCACGAGGTAGGCGAAGTAGTCGGTCAGCGTGCGTTGGTGCTCGGGCTCCTTGATGAGCTTCGCCAAGTGGTCGACGTAGATCTCGGCCGCTTCGTCGGCCCGCAGCGGGTCGGGCGCAGCGTAGTCGGGGCGATAGGTGTTGCAGAACGGTACGCCGTCGACGTTAAAGAACCGTTTGCTGGTCTGTCCCGGCTCGTAGCGCAGCGACTCGACCTGCGGCACCTCGGCCACTTGGATCGCGTAATGCCGGGGAAGGATCGGCTTCTCATCACCGAGAGGCATCTGCTGATACATGAGGTCGAGCACCTCGGGCGTAAACTTGCGGTTGCTGCCGTGGCGATAGAACACGTTCTCGCTCGTCACGAAGCACAGACCCTTGGCCCACTGCACGACGCCAGCCTGCTTGGCGGCATCGCGCTCGAGCTGGCGCACTGCCTTCGTGATGTCCGGCACCGGGAGCTTGGTGCCTCGCTGGCCCAGTGCCTGCGCCATGGCCATGATGAGCACCTTGCGCTCGAGCTGACCGATAAGTGGGCCCACCTTGGCAATGCGCTTCGCGCCTTCGTCCAGCAGTTGCTCGCTGCTTCGGGCGGGGTTCTTGAGCCAGTCGGCGACGGCGGCAGTCTGCTTCGCTGTCAGGGTACCATTGCTCCAGCCAAGAGCTGTGGCTGCCTTGAAGAGCGAACGGATCGTGACGGGCGCACGGTCGACCGGGTTCGCCTTGAGTGAGTCCCACCTGTATTTGGTTTCCTCAGACGATTCGTACTTCTTGCCCTTGGCCGACCACGAATCCCAGAGTTGATATGCTTCGTCAGAATTGAACTGATGCTTCAGAGCCATGCCGATCTCGACCCAGCTCTGCATCCCCATGTCGGGGTCGAGAACCTCGAGTGCCGAGGCGGCGTCTTCGAGCGTGAGACCCTCAAGAGGCGTGCGGAGGAAAGTGATGTCGCCCAGTGTGTCGTCGACCGGGCGCGAGTCGTCGGCGAACGAACTGTCGTCGCCCACCAGGATGTCGGCCATCGTGAAGGCGTCACCCTCGGCGTTGTAGGCGTGAATGGGTGAGTGTTGAGTGTCAGCGAAAAGCGTGGGCAAAAACATGGGTTGCACCACGACTCGAGACTCGTGCGTGATCTGGCTGAGGCCGATCATGTCCGCGATGGTGCGGACGGCAGCGGAATAGCGGTCAGGCGAGATGCCCTCGGCTCGCACCAAGACGCGCAGACGGGGTGCGTCCTCGGTCGAGCTGGCGGTGTGCCACACGATGAATCCGAAGCCCGCAAGACACGTCTCCCAATCTTGCGTAAGGAGGCGCGAGGCATCGGCGGCGTTGTCGATGTCGAGGGCGATCAAGTTGCACCGAACGGCGTGATCAGTGGTGCGCTTGCTGGGCGACGAGTCGAAGCAGGCGGGCGTGATGTATGCCACCCGCTTCGCTCGCGACTGGTCGAGCGGTGCGGTCTTGTCCTTCTTGGGGAGAGCAAAAAACTCGTCCTTGGTCTGCGCAATGCGGACACCCGTGGCGATGACCTCGTGGCAAAGAGCCACAAACGTGTCTTGAGGGAGTGCGGTGACGAGCCCGAGCTCGTGCGCTTGGCCGGAGAAATATTGTGGCATGGTCAGACTTTCGCTGGGGATTTGAGGGTGGTGAGACCGAGCATATACTTGGCCCGGTGCTGGTCGGAGACGCGGCGATTGCCGTGCTCCATGTCGTACAAATAGGGCGCGGAGATGCCCATAAGTAGGGCCATCTCGATCAATTGAATGCCTTCAGCTCTCCGACGTTCAAACGGAAGTGGCGTCGGTGCCACGGGTGCTTTCGATTTCATCTTGGGGGCGCGAGAGGTGCGGTGTTTGTTTAGCTAAAGCAAGTCGATTCTTACGACGGCGAGCAGTCTCATTGTGGCATTTGATGATGCTCGCGCACGACTGCCGATTGCGTGGAGTGTTCGCAGGATCAAACCCTTTGGCAGCTTTGTCGGCTACGAAGTTCAGAGCGCGAAACACCTGTTTGATGTCTGCGTTCTCGGGGACGTAGGTCGAGATAGTGAAGTGATAGTTGATATGCTTCATGGTGGTATAGGGCGTGAGCCCAGCGCTGGGTTATTGACTGAGGTGATGACTGTGCTAGTGAGTGGTTATGAACTCTCCGATCCGATCCGTTACGCCTTTGACCGTTCCGATGGGCCCGCAGCCCCGTCACAACTCGAACGTCGCTTTCATGCGCGAGAACAAGAACCCTCACGCCGTCGCCCTGGGTCAGATGACCAGCAAAGCGAAGGCGCAAGCGGCGCAGAAGAACGGGCAGAAGGGTGGTCGGCCAGAGGGTAGTTAATCGAGTCTGCCGCCGTGCTCGCTGGCGTGTTGGACGTGAGCTTCGCAATAACGCTGCGCCTCGCGCAACCCTTGCAGGATCTTGCGCCGTTCGTCGCACGCTCGATCCCATGAGCCGGGGACTGGGTAATAGTCGCGGCTGTGAAACTCGACTTTAAGGAGCCGCTCGACGGCTGCGTTGATGGCAAACCCTGCATCCGCGTAGTCGCGCAGCAGGGTGCTGGGTGAGGTGCCGTTGAGATGGATCGTCGGCAGCGTGATAGGGTCGTCGGTTGGTGTCTTCATAATTATTAAACGATTGAGGGTGGTGCCCAGTGGTCAGCCATCGCCTGAGCAATGCCTGCGTAGGTGCGGCTGCGTTCTTTCCAACGGGTCGGGCTGGGCCCGAGCCGGTTCTGTCCGCTGTCGGTCTGGTTAGCCCAGCGCTCGGTTAATTTGCCCTTCCACATGACCCAGCGGCCGGGGCAGCGTTTCGCAGGATCTCGAGGCAGGGGCGTCAGCTTGTTGAGCCACAGACACGTCTTCTTGCTGGCATCGTCGCCAAACTCGAAGGGTTGGATGATCTGGTCGGGCTTCCTGATGCGGCTGGAGATGATGCCGACCGGGTTCTCCAGATACCACGGCACCTCGTGGGCCATGAGCCAGCGCACCAGCTCGATTGACTCCTCGGTGCGCTCCCAGCCTCGGCCTCGGTCGTTCCAATGGATGCCTGAGCCCGTCAGGTATGTGCATGGCGGGTGCATGCCCACGAGGTCGTATTGCGTCAGGTCGAGCGTGCGGACGTCGGCGATGATGTGGGAGGGTGAGTTGTCCTCAGAGGGCAGGACGTCACACGACCACACCTCATGCCCGTTGCGGCGCATCGCCTCGCGAATGCGGCCCGATGTCTCGAAGGTGATGAGAATCCTCACAGCTTGCCTCCCAACTCGCGCAGGGCGGACTTGATGGTCTTGAGACGCAGGTCAGACACCTCGTAACGGGACACCTTGCCTAGCTCATCGTAGGCAGCCTGCAGGGCATCGCGGGCGGCGAGCAGGTCAGCCTGCACCTTGGCGTAGGTTGACGCGGCATCGCGCACGAGATCACAGACCTCACCCATCGGGTCGGGGTGTTCATCGTCGGCCTCGGCTTCTGCCCAATGCACTGCCGCACCGAGCATGATGCCGACCTCCTCATAGGCTGGGGTGGCGGGGCGGTCTTCAACTTTGGTGATGTGGCTCATGGTGATGATCTCCTTAAACGGTGGCAGACTTGGTGGGCGCAGGCACGAACTCGATGACGGGCTTCTGAGCGGCGAAGCGAACCTCGAACCCCGTTTTGAAATACTTGGCGAGAACGTCCTCCTTCAGGAGCACGATGTCACCGCTGGGTTTCTTGACCTTGACCGGGAACGAGCGGCGACTGAGCGCGAAGCCCACGAGGGTGCAAAGTTCTTTGTTGATGACCGCCTGCTTGCCATAGTCGGCAGCCTCGCAGCCGATGTGCGGAGCGTCCTTCTCGAATTGTTTCTTTTCGGCGTCCTCGCCCGTGATCGTAAACTCGAACTTGAGCGTGGCCTTGGTGATGTCGTACGTGCCGCCAGCGGCGCGGAGGGTCATGCCGTGCTGGGCAGCGAGCCCCTTGAGCAGGTTGAGTGCTTCGGTCTGAAGCAAGTTAGTGGAGCGAGCGGACATTTCAGTGATCGTGTTCATGATGGTATCTGGTTTTCGATTTCAGCTGGTTAAACGGAGCCGCCGGGTGTCGGAAGCTCCAGCTAACCCGCCTCGTGAGAGGCGAGCGCTGGGTTATTTGGCGAGGCGGCTCTTGAGCTCGGCCTTAACCAATTTGGCGATGGGCCCGCGCCACGTCTGCGCGTTGCCAAGGAAGCGGAGCACGATGTCACGAGCGGAGTCGTGGCCGCACTTGCTGTCCATGTCGTAAAGGTCGGACAGTGCCGAGAGGTAAGGCACTGCGGCGAAATAGGGCTTCGGCCAGTGGGCACGGACGATGGCTCCGATGCGGCAGATGGGGAGTTGAGTGAGCGATTCTGCGGTGATGTCTGATGCGTTCATGGTGTATCGGGTTTACTGGTTCAGTGGTTAACGGAAAAGCGAGCGCTGGGTTATTGCGGACACAAGATGTGTAACCCAGCGCTGGGTTATGTCAAGCCTGACGCGTGCGGCAATGCTTCGCGAGGGCGGCGTCGTAGGCGTCGTGCGTCCGTTTGACCTCGGCACGAGCTCGGCCGAGGGCTGCGCGTTCGGGCTGCGTGCGTTCGATCTCGGCACACTTGAGCGCAGTCCCGGCTCGTTGCGTCGCTCTGATGGCTTCCCACATCGCAAGACGTGCGGCAGCTACTTCTGGTGGTACTGGTGGCGGGTAGGTATTGGTGGTCATAGAAAAATAGGGTCTCGGCGAATGCGTCATGCATTCGGCACGATTGGGCAAGGTCACCCCCTGGGAAAATTTACCCATGGGGAGAGTTGCCTATTTTATAGGTTGGCAGCGTGGCAGCGTGGCAGCGTGGCAGCGTGGCAGCGTGGCAGCGTGGCAGCGTGGCAGCGTGGCAGCGTGGCA